TACCGAGCGCAGGCTGCGTGAAGAGGCGGCGAAAGAGGCCAAGGACAAGGGGTTCTGACCCTTGGGTGAGTTCTGGATGTCTCGGACGACCAGGGACATCCTGCACTACTTCGACAGGCGAAAGATCGTCTACGTCGAGGTCGACACGGTCGTGTTCGAGAGTGGCCGCTGGCGCATCATCGAGGGGGACGGTTGGAGAGACCGGGCCCGCAACTCCGGTGGGTTCGACGTCGTCGACGGCGTCGTCGTGCACCACACGGCCGCTGCGCAGGGGGGCTCGATCGCTAGCTCTCTCGGCTACGAGCTGATCTCCGCCGAGGCGGCACCGATCGGCAACTTCACCCTCGACCGTGACGGGACCTGGTACGTCACGACCGGCGGGGCCTCCAACACGAACGGGACTGGCGGCCCCTGGCTGACCAGCCGTGAAGTCGTTCCACCAGACACGGGAAACTCCCGGCTCGTCGCCGTCGAGGCGATGAACGACGGGCTCGGAGAAGAGTGGCCCGAGTTGATGCTGGACTCCTACGTACGCGGTGTCGCAGCCATCTGCGACTGGATCATGAATGAGACCCCGGGCGGGCCGTTGTTCGTGAGCGGCAAGGACGTGATGGCCCACTTCGAGTGGGGCAACGTGCAGATCCCGAACCGCAAGAATGACCCGGCTGGGCCCAAGCGCTACGCGGCGCCGGGCCCGACCCGCTGGGACATGGACAAGTTCCGTGGCGACGTGTTCGCGGCCCTCCTGGGGGACCCCGAACCCCCGCCACCGCCACCCCCCGAGGAGGACGAAATGGCCAAGGCCGTAATACTGCGAGCCAGCGACGACAAGCCGAACCACGACCCACTGTTCTGGTGGGACGGCAAGCAGGTCGGCTGGATCCGCAACGGAGCCAACGGCAGCTCCACCGGAGTCGCCTGCGGGTTCTACCAGCTCACAGCGGAAGGAAAGCCGGTCGAGAACTTCGGCCACGAAGGCATCCAGCGCCTGATCAACAGCGGATGGTCCGGTGGGCCGGTACCCGAGGGGTACGATCCCCCCACCGCGAGACAAGTCGATTCAGCGGTGGAGTAACCCATGAGGCGCATCGCGATCCTCTCGTCCGTTGCCGTTCTATTGGGCGGCAGCGCCGCCGTGGGGATGGCGGTGGCCCAGTCCGACAACCAGGGGACCGGGACCCTGGAGTGTGAGGGGGACTTCGTTCAAGGAGGTTCCCTTTCATGCGTCCTGACCGAGTTCTCGCCAGTCTCGTCCACCGTGCCGCCGGTCTCCTCGACCGTGCCGCCAAGCTCGTCTTCCCCCACGTCTACGACAACGACGTCGTTGCCTGCCACGACCACAACTTCCGTTGCTCCATCTACGACGCCTTCCACCTCCCCCACGACCTCGTCATTGGTGACGACTACGACCGCAGCGACGACGACCACCACGATGCCCCCGATGCACCAGGCGTGTCCGGGGATTCCTGACGTCACCCCGATCGGCGCTGTCCCGCCAGCGCTGCCGATGCTGTGCGACCACCTCCTCCAGGGCGTCCCGGCGACCTTCTCGCAGGGGGCCAACAGTTGGGCCGACGAGTTCAACCACGGCGTCTCGATGGCCGAACTGGGCGACGGGTACCTGCGGTTCGAGCGGGCCAGCCTGAACGGCTCGGCGCGCACCGGCCACTTCCGCCACAACGACCACTGGATGGCTGACGTGTACGCCCCCGGCCAGACCGGCGGGACGATGATGCGCCCCGACCGCAGCTTCCGGTTCGTCAACGGCAAGCTCGTGGTCGAAGCCGTCGTCGCCGCATCCATCTCCGGCTACAGCGGGTTCGCCTGGCCGGAGATCACGGTGACCACGGCAAGCTCCCCGGCGTCGAGTTCCCTCGGGCGCGTGGGACCGACGCCGGGAACATCGATCGGTGACGACCTCTACGCCTACGGCCAGTTCGGCGGGCAGTACGCCGTCGGGATCCGGCTCCACGGCCGCCGTCCCATTCAAGCGCTCTACGACAACACGCACCGCGGTTTCCCTTGCGGGCGCACGTGGGAACTGTCCTGGTTTCAGGACGGCTCAACGAACTCGTGTGACCCCACGAAACTGACGAACGTGTTCGGTGGCGGAGAGTGGGTGCCCGGAGGCTCCACTTTCACGCAATGCTCGACGCAGGACCCTGACACGTTCTGCCGGAACCGGTTCCGTTGGGAACTGTCGAAGCAGAAGATCACCCTGTTCGTGAACGGTGTTCGCTACATGGAGCACACCGCCCTACCCGGCGTCTCGCTCCTGCCGGATGCGATGGTGAACGGCCAGGTCTACGTGTACTTCTCGGACTGGGTCTACGTCGATGTGCCGAATCGGGTGGTCAGGTACCACTGGAAGACGCTGAGAATCAACCCATGATCTCCGGCCGGGGGGCAGTCGTAACCCACCCGCGTTCCCTCCGCTCCCCGGCCGGGGGCTATTTGTGATATCGTGACTCCCGCTCACCTCTAGCGAAAGGCCTCGTCCCCTTGAAACGACTCCTGATTGTCTTCGCCGTGCTCGTCGCTGCTTTCTCCTTCGGCACCCCCGCCTCCGCTCATGGCGGAACCGACTGGGAGTGCGGCAAGGCGGTGTACCCCGTTGACGAGTGGACCTACGTCCACACCTGGTGTGTGAAGATTCAGCACGACGACTCGATGCAGCGGGCTCATGCTCAGATCCGACGCAACTCGGACGGCGCCCTGTTCAACATTGAGGGTCCGTGGGTGGACTGCAACTTCAACGCTTCGAAGACCCAGTTCATCACGGACCTGTTCACCCTCGTCTTCTACAACCGTCAGATCGCCAACGACACCAAGCAGGGCGGCTGTTGAACCGTCGCCAGCTCCTCGCAGCAGCGGCCGGTCTCTCACCGGCTGTCCTCATCCCCGGCGTCGTGCGCTCCGCCGGGACGACCCGGGCGCCACGACGTGACGAGGTCGGCCTGCGCGCCTTCCAGTACGCCTCGGGTCTGTTCCCGCTGGAGATCGGGTGGGCCTTCGACCCACCGAGCGGCCACGTTCACACGACGCCGATGCGACACCTTGAGGTGGACCGGCCGTTCGAGTACCGCATCGAGCCTCGCTGGACCGGTGGCCGTACCGACCTCGACGTCATCTTCGAGGTGAAGGTGGACGCCGACATCGACCCGTCCGGCGACGACGACCTCGACTCCGACGGGTTCGCCAACTCCTGGTCGCAGCTCGTCCATCTGGGTCCGCAGACCGGGAACCGGGAGATGGCCCAGATCGGGCAACACGTCACGCTCGGCCGCGGTCCGCTGTTGCACCCGATGCCGGGCCGACCCATCGCCTACCACTTCCGCTGCGACTTCCAGTTGGGCAAGCAGAACGGCTCGAAACTGGTAGGCGAGGGGAGAGTCCTCGTCTCCAGGGCCTGATCCGGCCCCCCCGGACCATCGCGAGGTCCGTTGGCTACGGTTGAACCGTGGCCAACGAGACAGCGAGGAGGGCAGGGCCAAAATAGGGTTGCGGCTGGGAGAGGCCGCGCGGAATCAAGGCGAACCACCTACGGGAGCGGGTGGTCGTCCGGATCGGAGACACATGACATGGTGGACCCCCTCTTCGAGGCGCTGTGTGTTGCTGGCGAACGGGCCCGCCAGGCGGCCGGGGCGCCGAAGCTGCTCTACATCTGCCGGGGTTGCGAGCTGACATGGGAGAGCCGAGATCCGATCTGTTGGAAGTGCGGGCGCGTCATCCGTCGATGCGCCGGTCCGTCGCTGGAAGCTCTGGTGAAAGCCTCGAAGCCGTTCGACGCGACGGTGGCGGAGACCCACTTCGAGATTCTCGGGCTGGGCTGATGCCGGAGAGCCCACTCACACGCGGTGAGCTGTGGCGCTGGCTGGAGGCGTTCGAGCGGCAGCAAGTCGAGCGAGACACCCGGTTGGAGCACCGGCTGGACAAGCTGGTGTCGAAGGACAAGTTCGACGCTCTGGAGAGTCGAGTCGACGACCTGGAGGAGCGCGGCAAGCAGCATGGCCGCATGTTCGTCGGCGCCTTCCTGTACCCGGTGCTCGTCGCCATCATTGTCGCCCTGGTGTTGACCGGCCGATGAACAGCCGAGACGAACGTCGCCAGTTCCTGCACGCCGTGCTGGCGGTGTGTTTCGGCGGAGCGATCGCCGTGGTCGGGGTCGCTTGGCAGATCGCCGATCTGCGCGCCGACCAGGAGCGGGCCCGTTGCGAGTCGGACGTGGCGGCGAACGCCCGGATCCGGTCGATGTGGGAGTGGGCGGGTGACACCCTGGCGGGGAATCCGGACCCGGAGACCGCAGCGTTCGGGGTCGAGATGCAGGAGCAGCTCGCTGAGCTACTTCCCCCTCTGAAGTGCGACGGCAGTATCCCGATCCCCATGGAGGACTGATGGCTGACGACGACGACAGGCGCTCCAACGACTACGGGATGAGGCCGGTGCCGGACCCGACGCTGCTCACCACTGAGGCGCTGCAACGCGAGATCAAAGCGTTGAAGGAACTGCTCGAACTCCGGGTGAACGCCCTCGACCATCGGTTCGAGCAACGGATTGAAGACCACGAGAAGATGGCGATGGAGAAGTTCCGGCGTGTCGCCTTGGAGTTCGAGCTGGTGGAGCGGCAACGGGTCGAAGGCAAGACCGACACCAAGGCCGCCGTCGATGCCGCCCTGATCGCACAGAAGGAAGCCGTGAGGGAGCAGACGATGGCGACGGCGACGGCGATCGGCAAGACGGAGGCGGGGACGGCCGAACAGTTGAAGCAGCTAGGCGTGACACAGAACATCGCCATCGCCGCCGTGCAGTCCACCCTCAACGACCTGAAGGAACGGGTCGTCAAGCTGGAGGCGACGAAGCTCGGCAGCCGGGAGGCGACCACCGAACGGCAGCAGGCGAACGCCGGGATCTTTGCCCTGGTCTCCCTGCTCGGTCTGCTGGCGCTCGTGGCGATCGCTGTCGCCGGGTTCGCTCTCGCCAGATGAGGCCGGTCACCGTCCACATCTGGTGGCGACCATGGGTGTACGGGTGGACCGCTCTGCTCGTCGTCGTCGTGCTGTCGGTCGTGTTCCTGCCGTGGTGGTGGTGGGTGATCGTCATGGCCGCCGGGTTCGGCATCCCGGAGGGCATCGCCATCTGGCGGCAGCCGTCGTCGACGCCGCCGCTCACGTCGATCATCCGGCGCTACGCCCCGCCTTGGGCGGCGTACGGGGTGTTCGGGTACCTGGTCGCCGGTATCCCCGCCTACCTGATCGCCGGGCCGTTCTACGGGCTCGTGATCGGGTTCGCCGCCGGGCTCGGGTTCTGGTGGATCGAGCACATCGGCTCGACCTTCGAGCGCCCGACCCCCCGCTAGGTCACCGACGCCCACCGGGACAATCGGCAGGCCCGTTCCCTAACGTCGGGGGCGTGATCGACAGGTTCGCCCGCGCAGCGAAGGCGTGGTTCGCCGCCGTCGTGGCCGGGACCGCCGTGCTGGAGCTGGCCGTGACGATCGAGTCCGATGGCGGGGTCGGCGTGACGACCGGGGAGTGGTACCGCGTCTTCTTCGCCGTCATTGGATCCCTCGCCATCACCTACAACGTGACGAACCGTCCACCGGTAGCCCAGGAGGTCGTACCCCATGCCTGATGATCGCACAGCGATGCGAGACGAGATCGAGCTGACCCTCGACAGGGTCAGAGAGCACGTCGACATGGTCGGCATCCACGGCTGCGTCGAGCTTGCCCTCACCCGGCCCCGGCGCTCGGCCGCCGGGCTGGAGGTGATCCAGTACCAGGTGGTCCCGAACCTGATCACCCAGGTCGGCGACCAGTACTACGGGGAGCGGGCGGCTGGCACAGCCGGACCGCCAGGCCAGGTGACAGGGATGCGGCTCGGGACCACCGCCACGGCGGCCGCCAAGACCGGCGCCGGGGCTGCGATCGTCGCCTACATCACCGGCTCGAACCAGGCGATCGAGGCGACCTGGCCACAGTCGTCGCTCAACGGGTCGTCGCGGCGGATCCAGTGGAAGTCGATCTGGGCGGCCGGTGACTCGACCAACGCTGCGATCGTCGAGTCGGTGATCACCAACGAGGCCGGTCTCACCGACGTCGCCGGGACGGCTGCCAACACGATCAGCCGGGTCACGTTCTCGGCCATCAATAAGGGCGCCCTGGACACGCTGACCAACACGTGGTCCCATGACCTCCTAGGCGCCTGACGTGCCGCTCGGGACCGTCGTCTTGGACGAGAAGATCTTTCAGATCGACGAGCTGGAACTGGTCGACGGGGTCATCCGCATCCATGCCCACAACGCCGAGCCGATCGCCGGTCTGTTTGACCTCAACGGCCGGTACGTCGTCTACGGGGTGGATGGGCGCTCAGTCGGATCAGGCAAGACTCGGGAAGCTCCGAACCTCATCGCCGTCACCGTCGTCGACACGGTCCGAGTCACAGTCGCCTGGGCTGTCGACAAGGTCATCAAGGACGGTCCCCGCCACGTACAAGGCGTGTAGGGAGTGACGGCCGATGGCCGTGACCGTCCGCACCAACCACAGCCTCCAGCTCACAGGTGTGGCGCCGTCGGGGTTCCTGTGGCCGACCTCGGTCGACACGACGAACCGGAAGCTCCTCGACCAGAACGGCGACGTGTGGTTGTGCAAGACGTTCTCGTCGTGGGGGATGGGGCAAGGTCTGACTGACGCCGAGATCGTCACCGCGTTCGATCTGCTCGACGGCTCCGGGCTGAACGCGCTCACTGTCGCCCCCTGCGGGGTCAACATCCAGGCCGACTGGACGGCAGGCCAGTACAAGAACGCTGCCGGTGACAACTACTTCACCGGGGCCGCGTTTCAGTCGAGTCTCGGTCCGGCATGGTCAACGATGGATTTGATCATCGACGAGGCGTACCAGCGGGGTTACACGATCTTGTGGTCGCTGTTCATTAGCTACGGCACGTCGGGTACCGGACCAGCGATGGAGGCTGCCACCAACGCTCAGATGCGGACGTTCGGGCAGAATGTCGCTACCCGCTATCTGGCCTATCCGAACATCATTTGGCACATGGAGTTTGACGACGGTGGTGCCCCCTCGTCCACCCGGGGTCGGCGTACCGACTGGTTCATGCGGGGCATCACCGAGACGGAGACGACACCCCGGTTGCAGATGGTTGAGCCGCTGCTGAACGGCACGGCGGGGTTTGACTTCATCACCAGCCAGGGCACCGACCCGACCGGCTATCAGTGGTTCCACATTTCGGCTAACTCGATGTACTCGTACGAGAACAATTCGGTGGAGCAGTTCGATCCTGTGTTCGCCGGGGAGCACACCACGTATCCGGTGTTCGACTGCGAGCCGCCGTACATGGACTCTCTCCACTACGAAGGGAACCGGCCGCAGAACTACCGGGAACGGCATTACGCCATCTATCTGCGTGGCGGCTGCGGTATCAACAACGGGTTCGAGGACTGGATGCGGTTCGGTTTCGCTGGCAACTACACCGAAGGGCTTGAGTGGGATGAGGTGCCGGGAACCGCCAAGTACAACCAGATGACCTACGCACTGAACCTGGTCGACACCTACTGTGCTGTCCTTGACTGGCGGCCGTCGTCGACGTTTGTCACGACCGGGGTCGGGTCGGGTGACACGAAGGCGGCGGTGGGGTCTTCGAGCACGGCAGCGCTCGCCTACTTCCCGTCGTCGAGAACGGTGACGGTGGACACGACGATCATCTCGGGGTCAGGCAACGTGCGGATCCGCTGGTATGACCCGGTGCTCGGCACGTTCTCGACGGTGACCGCGTCGGAGGCGCAACAATCGGGTCGCACCGTGTCGTACCCGTCGAATCATGCTGACGGCCAGTCCGACTACGTGCTCGTCGTAGACCTGGTGTAGACGATGGCGATCGCCTTCGACGCTGTCGGCCCCGCAGGCGGCGGCGGCAGCTACACCCCGAACGTCTCCGGTAGCGGCGGCACCGGCACCTGGTCCCACATCTGCACCGGGTCCGATCTTGTGCTCGTTGCAGCGATGACCCTCTCCAGGGAGGCGTCCGGAGACGTGTCGGGGATCTCGGCGACCGTCACCTACAACGGTGTGGCGATGACCCCGTTCGGGGCGATCCTCGCCGCTGGGTCCAACACAGCGTGGCTGCGCGGCTGGTATCTGGAGGACCCAGCGGTGGGCACTCACGATGTGGTGGTCACCTTGGCCGGTACCGCCGTGCAAGTCAGGTTCCTCGCCGGGTCGATCAGTTGGAGCGGGGCGGGCACCGTCGAGAACTACACCGTGCAGGACCCGGCGACAACGGCTACCAACTCGCCGACTTGCACTGTCGCCTCGGCGACCGACCGGCAGGTGTTCGTCGCCGCCAACCACGGTGCCGACATCACGGCTGCGGCAGGCGGGACGACGCTGCGGACGTTGAGGAACAACAGCGGCACGTCGTCGGGTGACAACTTCGCTATGGGGTCCGCCGTCGGGGCGGCGTCGGTCGGACTCGGGTTCACGTCGGCGGCCGATGACCACTGGGCGCTGCTCGGTGCGTCGATCACCGCGGCTGGTGGAGTCGATTGGCCGGTCTCCCCGGTCGACAATCTCGGGCTCACCGACACCGCTGCTGCTGGGCTGCCCGAGTACCAGATCCGGTACGACTACCAGATCAAGGCCGACTGATGGCGCTCGCCCACGACGTCACCACCCGCTTCCCCGCCTCGGGCACGGCGACGGTCACCGACGTCACGTCCGGTGACCGCACCTTCGCTCATGCCGCCGCGGCAGGTGCGGACGGTGTCGTTGTCGTCGTGTTCATCGCCTCCGGCACCGCCGACTCACACACGGGGGTCGACTACGGCGGTGTCGCGTTGGTCAAGGGGCCCGTCGCCTCCGACACGTCTGAAGCGGGCCGGGTCGTCATCTGGACGTCGCATGAGTTGATCATTCCCGGTGGCACGCAGACCGTCACCATCCAAGGGGCCGGGACACAGCCGAAGGTGGTGCACTGTTCGACGGTGACGGCGGCGACGAACGCGATCCGGGTCAACGCCTCCAACCAGGTCAACACGACGACGTCGTCGAACCCGACCGTCAACGTGGTCACCGCCACCAACAACACGATGCTGTACGGCGGTGTCCACGGCGGCGCATCCGCCCCCACCTCCTACGCGGTGGGCACCAACTACACGGCGATGACGGTGGTCGGCGCCGACTGGGGTGCCGCATCGGCGCAAGGGCAGCGGCGCACCAACCCGACGGCGCCGGGCACGATCCCGTACAACTTCACGTTCGCCACCTCCGAGGACTGGTGCATCGCCGCCGTCGCCATCGAGGAGTACAGCGCCGGGGACGCCGAAGTCGCCAACCCGGTCGACACCGAAGGCCTGCTCGACTCGGTGGCTCTCGACCAGGAGAAGGGGTTCACCGACCCGATCGGGGCCACCAACTTCGCCGACCTGGTCCTCGCCCAGGTCACCGACTTGCCTCCCGACGCCCTCGGGCTCACCGACACCGCCGACCTGGTGAACGAATCGGGCAGCGGCACCGACCGTCCGGTCAACCCGGTCGACACCGAAGGCCTGCTCGACTCGGTGGCTCTCGCCACCGATCATGTGATCCAGCCGGTCGACACGCTCGGCCTGCTCGACACGTTGGCGGCCGTGAAGAGCCTCGTCATCACGGCGACCGACAACCTCGGGCTCCTCGATACGGCATCGCTCACCTCTGCTCAGGCGCTCCAGCCGGTCGACCCGCTCGGGCTCACCGATGACGTCGACCTCGTCCTCGACAGCGTGATCGAGGGCCTGGCCGACACGCTCGGGCTCACCGATGCGGCGGTTCTCGAAAAGAGCCTCGTCATCACGGCGACCGACACGCTTGGGCTACTCGACTCGGCGGCCACTCAGTTCGACCGGGCGGTCACACCCGTCGACACCGAGGGTCTCCTGGACTCGGCGACGACCCAGTCCGACCGGGCCATCGCCCCGGTCGACACGGAGGGCTTGCTCGACAGCGCAGCGAACTCGGTCGGTCGCAACGTGGCCCCCGTCGACGCCGAGGGTCTGACCGACAGCGTCACGAACGCCGAGGCGAACGCCGTGGCACCGGTCGACACCGAGGGCCTGCTCGACTCCGCTGCGCTTGCCGTCGATCACGTGATCCAGCCGGTGGACGCTCTCGGTCTCACCGACTCCGCTGCGGTGGAGAAGCAGGGGGCCGGGCAGGTCGCACCCGTCGACACGGAGGGTCTCACCGACACGGCGACGCTCGCCGTCGATCACGTGATCCAGCCGGTGGACGCTCTCGGTCTCCTCGACGCGGCGGCTCCGGCGGCGGGTCACTTCATCGTCGCGACCGACACGCTCGGTCTACTTGACTCTCTGGGGCCCAGCGTCAGTCACGTCCTCCAGTTCGTCGACACCCTCGGCATCATCGACACCGCCGTCGTGATGAAGCCGAGCGGCACCTCGATCAACCTGACCCTGATCGCCCTGTCGCCGGTCCTGCGGCACGTCGTGGGAGCCCCGGCGACCCGCTCGCGCTCGGCGGGGCCTCCGAGGACCCGTTCGCGTTCGGCGACGATCGCTCTGGTCTCCCGCTCCGCTGGTGCCGTGACCGGGGTGGTTCGCACGGCACTGTCCCCAGCCACCCGGACCCGCACGACGACGGTGCTGACGAGGCCCCGAACAGCGGGTCCCCCGAGACTAGAGTGAGGCCATGGCGACCAAACCACAGTTGTCGCGCGAGTACTTGTACGTCCCGTTCACCAACATGAACTTCGATGTCGCCGATCTCATCGTGAACGGCATCGCCTTCATGGCGCAGGGAGTGGAACCGGCGGAGATCGACTGGATCGAGGCCCTCGTCGTTGACAGCCTGGACCCGCTCTACGTAGCGTCGATCGGCGAGGGGATCGCCCTGCTGGTCGGTCCGCTGCGCGGCGACGTCGGGATCACCACCGAGGACCTCGCCCTGGGCGACTACCAGGTCTGGGTCGACGCAGCGGTCGCCGGGTCTGACGAACGGATCGTGCGGGTCGCCGGGACGCTCACCGTCAACCTGGGCGGCTGAGCGTGGAGCTGACTCGGTTGGTGAAGGCGGGGGAATGGATCCACGTCCCGGTGAAGGGGGACCCGTGGCCGGTGATGATGAGGATCGGTGACGCCCCCAGCGAACCGGCCTTCATCGACCACGAGCTGGTCGGGTCCAAGCTGCGCACCTTTGCCTCTCGGCGCTGTCCTGATCTGCCCCCGGGGTCCTACGTAGTGTCGGTTTCGGCTACCGACTGGGAGTCCCGGGTGAAGGTGCGGGTCATCCTTTGACGCAACCGCTTGCATAGCGGTGTTATCTTGGGTGGCGTGCGAACGCCAGTGCGGCACGTGATCGTCAGGCTGGACGCCTTGAACGACCTGTGTGACCTGACCGAGCGCGCCCTCGAACGGCTCGACGGGCTCGAACCCAACGATCCCCTGCAGCCTGCGCTGCGCGGTGCGCTCGCCGAGGTGCGGACGCACTCCATCGTCGAGCCCGCCTGCTCGTTCTGATATCTTCGGGCGCATGGCCAGGCAGTGCGGTTCGTGTGGAGGGAAGCGAGCGGCGGGGGTCACCGGGACCAGCACGGTTCAGTCGAGCCAGCTCAAGTCCGACGAGTACGGGCTGATCCCCCTGGCCTCCCAGCCGGACTGCACCCGTCACTACTACGGCCAGTTCACCGGGGCCCAGGTCTTCGTCGTGGCGCGCGGGACCCCCCACGAGAAGCTGTTCCTCAAGGGCAGGTTCAAGGATGCGATCGCCTACATGCGGTCCCACAGCGGGGCCACCGTGGATCGGGTGAGGGTCGTGGATCTGTGCCACGACGCCGTGGTGGCTCTCCTCGGCGCCTAGACCCGCTGTCGCTTCAGCTCGCTGATGAGCTGGAAGCCCTCCAGGGCGTCGAGCATCCGGTGGAGCTGCTCGGGCTCCAGATGCTTCCAGGACAGGATGTCGCGGCGCAGAATCATCGAGGCCAGCTCCAGTCGATCGTCCCGGTTGAGCCCGATCTCGTGGGCGAGGACCCACAGCTTCCGGCGCTTCGCCTCGGGGGATGCGCCAGATTCTGGGACGGTGCAAGTATCATGCCCGACCATTCCGCGTGCAGTCTCCTTCATCGACGACAACGTCGAGACATTCCCGCTCCATGTGCGCTTGATCTTCGAGTCCGATCTTAGTTGGGCCAAGGAGGGCAAGTGTCAGACCAGCGATGGTCAGCCCAAGGCGGCGTGGACGATCCTGCCACGGGAGAAGGTCCGGCTCGGCAAAGAACTTGTAGAGGGCAAGGTCCTGATAGCGATGGCCGTCGAGGTCTGCCGGGGCTGTCCGGTGCAGTGGGACTGCGCCCGCCACGCCCTGGACTCGGCCCCCAACGGGGACTACATCTGGGGGACCTGGGGGGCGAGGATGGAGGACCTGCGCTGGGCCAAGCGGCTCGGTGCAGTGGGGGTGGAGCTGATCGAGGCGGCCCGGCTGGCGCGGGAGCCGGTCCAGGTGGTCCTGCGCGATGCCCGGGCGGCCAAGCGCAAGCGTGCCGCCGTTGCCTGACGTGACCGACGACGTCCGTCCCGGAGACTTCGGCACCGCCCTCGTCATCCATGCCGGGGACGATGCGTTCTACCTCGACGCCTCCACCTGGACCGTCCACGACCTCAACGGTTCCGACCCCGACGACGACGGCAACATCCACTACGTCGTCGACCACTTCGACGACATCACCATCGACCACCAGGCCCGCACCGTCAGCCGTCGCCTGATGTGATATCCTGCCGCCCATGGCAGGACTAGAGACCCAGACCATCGACCGTGTCAAGATCATCGACGACGAGGACGGGCACATCGTCGCCGTGCGAGGTCGGGTCGACATCAACGGCGAGACCGTGAAGATCTACGAGTGGGACACAGGGTTGGCCCGCTTCGTCCAGGTGGACCGGCTCACCGACGCCAAGGTCCGCCAGGCCCACAAGGGGTGCACGCTCGTCTCTGGGATCTCCCAGCACTACCTCCGCCAGGTGGGGACCCCCAAGACCGATGCGGCGCGCAGCTTCAAGCTGGAGCTGGGTAAGGGCTTGCCGCTCACGGACGAGCGAGCGTGAACGAGTTCCTGCTGTTCGTCTTTCTCGGGGCGACGGCCTACACGATCGGGCGGGTGATCGCCCTGGACTCCCTGTTCGAGGAATGGCGGGACGCCTACCTGGACTGGGTCACGCTCGACACGCAGCGGACCGACCCGGCGTGGAACGCTCTGCCCGTGTGGCGCCGCAAGGCGGCCACCGTCGTCACCTGCCCCCACTGCGTCACCGCCTACCCCTCGGCTGTCGGGGTGGTCGTGGTGGACGTCTGGTTCCAGGACCTGGCGATGCCGGTCCTGTGGTGGTTCGGGGCCTGGTCCCTAGCCCTCCTGCTCTGGGCCGCAATTGACTCAGATTGACCTGGACGAGTCGGCGCCCGAGTGGCGCCACTGGGGATTCTCGCGGCGGACATTCGACTCGATCTCGACCCAGGACTGGCTCGCCTTCCTGCGCTTCTACCGGGTCCTGCGGATTCGGATCCCCTACGCCGAGCCCGGATCTCCCGAACTTGACGGGAGCCGGGAGCATGGCTGCTCCTACGGACTGAGCCGCAAGGACGCCCGGGACGTGCTCTTCGAGTGGGCACGAGAGATCGACTGGCACGAATACCTCTGGTCCAAGTAGGTACCATCGGGCCATGGAGACCGCCCCGCCTCTGGAGATCGAACGGTTCCTGGACCTGATCAGAGTCCACACCGAGGTCAACGAGGACGGGGAGACGTCGATCCAGCCCCCGATGATGGAGATGACGGCCGCCTTCGCCGTCGGGTGGACGCCGCGCAAGCTGCGGGCCCTGAAGAAAGACCCCGAGTTCCTTCAGCTCATCGACGAGGCCAAGACCCTACTGATCGAGTCGGTCGAGTCGATGGCGTACCGCAACGCCCTGCGAGGAAACCAGCGGGCGATCGAGCTGGTCCTGTTCTGTCACGGCCAGGACCGCGGTTGGCGTCCTCCGGCCCAGCGCCACGAGGTGCTCACCGAGGGCAAGGTCGAGGTCTCGGTGATCGCCTCGGTGAAGGAAGCGGTGAAGGCCACCCTGGCGACCGCCGACATCGGCGAGCTGCAGCGGGCCCGCATCGTTGACGCCGAGATCGTGGATGACGAGGGCTAAGTCAGCCGACGAACAGGCGGAGGAACTCGCCTGGCGGATCATGCTCCCGTCGCGGGTGGCGCAGCACCTCGCCCCCAGGGTGATGGGACGGCCCTACATCGTCCACCCGTGGATCGCCTACGTCGAGCGCGAGGTCATGGCGATGTTCCAGCGGCCGGGGCGGGAAGTCCTCATCATCAACACTCCGCCGCAGGAAGGCAAGTCGACGTACTTCGGGATGTGGCTGCCGTTCTGGCTGGTCGGGATGCGGCCCGACGACCTCGGGATGCTGATCGGGTACAGCGACGACTACATGGGGACCTGGGGGGTCCGGGTCCGCGACCTGATCGCCACCTACGGCCCCGAGCTGTTCAACGTGGGGCTCAGCAAGAGCCAGGGGGGCATCAACAACTGGCGGACCGCCCGAGGGTTCGGAGGGATCCTGTCGGCCGGGATCGGGGGAGGGATCACCGGGAACCCGGGCATGTGGATCGTCCTCGACGACGTGATCAAGAACATGGAGGAGGCCGGGTCGCCCACCACCAAGCGCAAGCACCTGGAGGAGTGGGACGGGTCCATCTCGGCCCGCTTCCAGGAGGAGACCAAGGTGATCGCCTGCGTCACCCTGTGGGCCGAGGACGACCTGCCGAGTTCGATCGTGCTGCGGTCGCTGGAGCCCGACTACGAGGGGATCCCGGTCCGCCAGATCCGGATCAAGGCGATGGCCGAGCCGGACGAGGACGAAGAGCTGGAGATGACCGAGGACGACCGGGCGCAATGGCGGGACCCGATCGGACGCCGCATCGGTGAGACCCTCCAGGGCCAGCACTCGCGCTCGTTCTTCCTGGAGAAGCGGGCCTCGATCTCACCGTACGTGTGGTCCGCCCTCTACCAGGCGAGCCCGTCGGCTCGCAAGGGGTCGATGTTCCCGATGGAGAACTGGGGCTGGTACGACCCCGACGACCTCCCGCCGCTCACCACGTCACGCCGCGGCTGGGACCTGGCGGCGACCGAAGGGGGCGGGGACTTCACGGTCGGAGCCCACGTTGGCAAGCACGTCCGGCCGGACAAGATGCAGAAGGTCTACATCTTGGACCTGCGCCGGTTCCAGCGGTCCACCTCGGGGGTGCGCGACGAGGTGATGCGCTGCGCTCGTGCCGACGGGATGGGCGTCAGGATCCTCATGGAGCAGGAGCTGCAGGGCTCGGGTAAGAGCGTCGTGCAGGGCTACGCAGACGATCTGCGCGGCTGGGACTTCGAGGGGGTCCGGCCGGACAAGGAGAAGGTGTCCCGCTACACGAACTACTCGGACCTCCAGCAGAGAGGCCACGTCCTGTTGCCCCGGCGCAAGGACGGGTCCACCCCGGACTGGGTCTCAGCCTTCATCGCTGAGCACAAGATGCAGATGCCCGACGGACGGGGTCCGCGCCACGACGACCAGATCGACGCCGTCGCCCTGTGCATCAACGATATGTACGGCTCGGGCCCGATCGAGATCGTTGATCCCGGGGCCCCCAATCGCCACGCAGCGGATCAGATCAGGGACCTGGCTGCGCTTCACGGGGTGAGGATGCAGCCACCGATTCCCGATCGCCTGGCAAAGCTCCTCGGTCGGCAAATCTGAGATGCTCCTCCAGGTCGAGGACGCTGCATGAGGCGTGGCCCAGCGGTATGACGAGCTGGGCCTCCCACAGCGTGAACCCGCCGTCCCGGTACGGGATCAGGTGCATGAACTGGGCCCCGACGATCGGGAAGATGTCGTAGAGCCGACCCGGCTTCTCCACCCCCGGCGCCTCCCACACGGGGAACGCATCGGTGTGATACCCGGGCAACCCGACCCCGAACAGGGCCGGGTGCGCAGCGTAGGTGGACAGCGCCTCGGCGATGCGGTTCCGGGCGCTCACGGCTGGGCCTCTCGTCCCCTGGCGGTTCCCGCCGAGCGGCCCGACGGTGAGCTGTACGAGACAGTTCATCGAGCGCAGCCAGCCGATCGCTGGCATCTGACATTCGTAGGTGTCGGTGTGCCCGTAGGACAGGCCTGGCTCCGCCAGCCAGTGCTCCCGCGCCCAGCCGAGCCCGAACTCGTCGAGGGCGGCCCTGGTGGCCGCCAGTTGCTTCGTCGTGAGGTGGACGATCACGGGGCCTCCTTGATGAGGTCGGCTTCCCGCAGGGCCCGGACGACCGCCCTGGCGTAGTCCCACGGGTTGCTCGACCGCATCCGCATCATCTGCTGGCCCGCAGCGTCGAGAGCGATGTCCAGCACCACGTCGTCGTCCGCGCGCGGGGCCAGTGATCGGCCAGCGTCCGCCGACGGTCTACCGCCGGACGGATGGTCTTGATGTGGCCCCACGCGCGATCCGTAGTCGCCATGCGGGCGAAGCTGGTAGTCGCTCATGACGGCTTGCCCCGGCCCACCGAGCGGGTCTGCTCCAAGGGGATCTGCTCGGTCATGTCCCGCAGGGCGTCAACGACGGCGACGAACCCTTCGGGGTCCTGGCGGGCGAAGTCCGCCGGGCTGTCGAAGCCCCGCTGACTACAGGCCGACGTGATCCCCATCTTGACGTACTCGTCGTGGCGGCTGGTCGTGCGAACCCAGTTGGCGCACTCCAGCACGGTCAGGTCGTCGATCATGCGTTCTCCTCGATCAACTTCAGCGCTGCTTCGCTGAGGCGCAGGCCGCGCCCCACCACCTTGCCTCCGATCCGGGGCCTCACGATCAGGCCCTCGGTCTCCATCTGGTCGATGATCTGGTAGGCCCGAGCCCGGCTCACCTTGATCTTCGCTGCGATCTCGTCGCCCGTGGGGGCGAACCCGTTCCGCTCCTCGTACCCGTCGATGAAGCGCAACACCTGGGCGCTCCGCTTGGTGTACCGCCTCATGTCAGCTCCAGTCGTAGTCGCATGTTCATCTGTCGGCAGCGCGTGACCGTGAACGTCGGGTCTCGCAGCTCGATCCAGTCGGTCGAATCGTCGACGAAGATCCCAGCCATCACCAGCCCGTCGATGAACCACTTGCACACCGTCGAGCTGTAGTTGTGCCCGTCCCGTCTGCGGTAGGACTTCATGTCGAAGTCGAATTGCAGGATCGCCCTGCGCTCAAGGGGGGTCGAGATCCCGCTGCGGCCCAGGACCCACTTGAGTCCACCAGCGTGCCAGAACCCGGCGTCCCTCCACGGGCTACGGATCCGGGCGACGCTCATCGGGTGCACGCCGGAGATCTCGTTGATCGACCAGACCTTGGCCGGTTGAGGGAGGGCGACCACCTGCACCACCGCGTTCACAGCGGGTCCCTCATCACGTCGTCGGGCAGGAGCCCACGCGCCGACGCCTCCCACAGGTGCACCTCGGGAAGGTCGGGCTTCAAGAGCGCCAGCGCTGCGTACCCGGCCTCACAGCCGAACCAGGTCACAGCGTCCGGCTCGGCTCCGTACCCGACCAGGAACTGCATGTGGGTGTCGGTGACGGCCACCGTGCGCCCGGCGATCGGCCCGATGTGGAACTTCAACCACCAGGCGCACGCCTCGGCGAGGGTCTCGAACACGTGGAGTGCGAAGGGTTCCCTCGTGTCGGTGGCGACGGCGAGCACGGCGTAGGGCCCGACCGGGTCATAGCCCCACGGCGGCTGGGCAGGCTTCTGGATGGCCGGGTCGAACTTGGGCTCACGTCTTCGCATCGCTCGCCTCCACGTCGTACACGTTCACCGTGCGCCCGGTGGCCACTTCGGTCACCAGGTTCTCCGCCTCGGGGTCACCGACCCCGAGGACCTTGCGCAGCATGGACACCTTGGCCTCGGACGAATCGGAGAGGTAGATCTGGATGAACTGGTGCAGCGCGCCCGCCACGGCCTCGTCGACCGTGCGGATCTCGCCGGTCGTCCGGTCCACCTTCGCCTGGTCGGCGACCATCTTGGCGATCCGGTAGTGACCCCAGCGCTTGGCGTACTTGGTGGCCGGGACGTAGCGGCGTTCCCCGACGATCGTCGGCTGCTCCAGCAGGTTGAGGACCTGGGTGTCGATCATCGACTGGGCCCGCTTCAGTGCCGAGGCGAGCAGAGAGAGCGTCTCGCGCATCTGGATCGCTCGTTCCAAGGGGAGCGTGTCGCTCTCCTCGGTCAGCTCGTCGATCAGGTCCATCGTCAGGAGAAGGTCTCCCACCGTGACTTCGCGGTTCATGCGAACCTCGCAATCTCTTCGGGGGCGAAGCGGAGCCTGCGGCGGCACCGGCCGCACTCCTCGACGCACCCGTCGATCGACGGGTGCGGGTTCAGGCAGTCGCACAGCCACGGGGCGTTTCTGATCTTCTCGATCCGGGTCGGCCACTCCTCCAGCTCGCCGTGCTGTATCGCCTGGTTGTAGCAGGCGGTGCACAGGCCCCGTCCGTGGATCTTCCGCCACTTGATGCACCCGGCACACCAGGTGGTGGTGGTGGTGCCCATCAGCCCACGCTCCAGGTCTGGTCCGGGTGCATGATGACGGTCCGTCCCGTGTTCGCAGGCGAGTTGGCGTTGGTCCACAAGCCGCGTTCGCCGTCGGTCCCGGTCTGGAGATGGAACTCGTAGAGGATCAGGTCGTTCTCCAGGACCGGAGGGTCGGCCGGGAGCAGCCCGGCGACGATGCCGAGGGCCAACGAGATCTCGGTCGGCTGCCCGTTCTCGATTCCCAGGATGTTCTGGGTTCCGACCGCCGTGACGAGGATCGAGCGGGTCCCGGCGGCGTTCCAGAACCGGTCCCCCACCTGGGGGCTGGTTGGGTCAGACGCCATGGTGCCTCACAGGGTGGGAGGCAGCCCGGGCGAAGTCGATCGCGGCCCGGACGAGGGCGGCGAGGTACTGGGCGGCGTTGGCGTCGTGGCGGGCACTGTCGACGTCGTGCTCGTGGATGGTCCAGGGACCGCGGTCGAGGTTGGCGTAGTCGAGGGCGGCACGCTTGAGGTCGTCGTCGGCCCGGTGGAGGGCGGCGGCGTGACGCTCGTGCTCGTGGTACTCACAGAGCCAGGCGTCGTGGTCTCGGGCACGGTCGTCTCGATGGCCGTCGTAGTCGGGTTGGTGGTCTCTACGACCGTAGAAGGCGGGGTGGTTGTCTGCGGTGTCGATGTCGTCACCTCCGTAGTTGGGTTGCACGGCTCCTGGAACCCAGAGACCGTGTTGGGGTTGATGTCAGGATTCGTCGTCGAGACCGTCCAGGCGTGCCCTGCGCTGGATGACCAGGGGAATGACTGCGAGCCGTTCCCGGTCGCTGCGATGTTGGTCGTGGAGCTGTCGATGGTGACGGCGATGTTCTCGGGGCTCTGCCCGAAGTCGGTCCAGGCGACCGACAGGCCGTCGCATCCCGGATCGATGCTCCAGTTGTGAGCCTCGGCCGAGAAGGACCATAGGAACGACGCCACCGCTGCGGTGACGAGGGCTCCGATGACGACCATTGCACGCTTCATGTTTCTCCCTCTGGGTTTGGGTTGGACAGCAGTCTAGACATGGTTGCTGTTCGAGTGTGGGGGGTACGAATAGAATCGGCCACCGAAAGGAGCAGCCATGAGCGATGATCTGACCAAGGACGAGCTGAAGGAGCAGGCCCGCGAAGCCGGACTCCCCATCTCGGGGACCAAGGACGAGCTGAAGGAACGCCTGGCCGAGGCGGACGCCCCGGAGGCCCCGGCGATCGGCACGGCCGTCAAGTCCCCCGCCTCGATCGAGGCCGAGCGGATGGGGCGGGAGGTCTACGAGAACGGCCCGATCCAGTACAGCTAGTCATCTGGTGCCTGACTCGTAATATGCCAATCGGCGCAGAAGGGGCACTGGTAGGCCCGCACCGGTAGCTTGTCCCGCTCGCTGGTGCGGTTGAACTCGACGATCACCCGCTTCGCCGAGGTCTCGTCGTGGAAGCGCGTCTTGCCGGTCCGGCAGGTCCGCTTCGAGACGGCAATAAAGCGTCGCATCTCACGGCCGGTCCAGCACGGCCTGGGGCTCGGAGACCACCAGCAGCCAGCCGCCGTAGATGGCGTTGTAGGCGGTGATCTTGACCCCGAGCTTCTCGGTCAACTGGTCCGCCATCGCGTAGGCCCGGTCGGCCTTCGCCTGCCGAGCCTCGTCCGCCGCCCGTGACTCAGAGCGGCGCTTCTCCCGCTTGGCCTGGATCTTGGAGGGGGCGTGGAGGTGGCACCACCACCTGTCCTCCTCGAAGAACTTGGCGTTGTTCTGGCAGCGGTAGCCGAGTATCGACCGGCCGCCACTCCAGACGGTGGCGGCGCAGTCGTGTTGTTCGACGGGCATCAGAACGGCTCCTCGTCTCCGTAGGCCGGGGGCGCAGCAGCGGCCTCAGTGCGGGTCGGCGCCTTCTCGCGCTCGGTCTTGGCGATCGTGGCCTGGGCCCAGCGCAGAGACGGCCCGATCTCGTCGGCGACGATCTCCACGACCGACCGCTTCTCGCCCTCGTTCGTCTCCCATGAGCGCTGTTCGAGCCTGCCGGTCACGATCACCCGGTCCCCCTTGTTGAGGGAGGCTGCGATGTTCTCGCCCAGGTCGGCCCAGGCGGTCACGTTGAAGAACGACGTGGCCTCCTGCCACTCGTCGTTCTGGCCCTTCCACCGCCGGTTCACGGCGATGCCGAAGGTGGAGACGGCCCGACCTCCCGACGTGTACTTCAGCTCGGGGTCTCTGGTCAGGTTGCCCACGCAAGTGACAGTGCTATCCATGTTGGTCCTCCTGGACTACTCGGTGAAGGTTGATTGAGATCCCCGGCCTGTCCTCATGGCCCGGGGTGATCAGGACGGCGACGACGCCGCCCTGCCAGCGGGCCCCGGCGTCAAGCTCGGGGGCGAGGCGCGCCGCCATCGCTGTGGGCAGCCAGCCGACCATCGCCGACTCCCCGAGAGCCGGGACGTGGATCTCGCAGGCGTTCGGGTCCATCTCATTGTCGGGGTTGCGGACGACGATCACCGACAGGGGCTCATCGAGTGAGGCCGCCTGCTCGGCGGAGAAGTGCAGCATCATGAGGTTCTGCGGGTAGGTCGGCGTGTGGGTCACCCCGACCACCTTCACCTCGAACGGCGAGACGAGCGGCGTGACGCCCAGACGTGATATCCGGTCCAGTTCGTTGCGTCGCGTGCGTTGAGAGGGAAGCTCGCTCATGACTCCGGCTCCCAGCCCTCAGGAGTTCCCCTCCAGTAGCTGGTGCTCCTCGATCCGTTTCAGGTCGATGTGGTTGGACCACCCGACATGGCCGCAGGAGCACTTGTACTCGCGCGCCACAGTGTCCGAGCGGATCCCGAGCGCCGTCCCTTTCGACGGTCTGTACCGGCGCTTACGCCCGGTCAAGGTGATCCTGTGGTAGTTGCGAACCCGCGGCAGGTAGTCGTACGTCCCCGGGCTGTGTCGTAGCCGGTAGCACATGAACCAGACCGGCGAACCCGGGCCAGCGGACCAGCTCATCAGAAGGACCACTCTGCCGTGAAGGTGAGTACGGCATCGCGGTTCTCGGGGGTGGGGGGCCACAGCTTGGCTGCAGCGAGGTCCCGCACCAGGGCGACCTTGGTCTTGTTGTCCCAGTCCTTGGTCGCCTCGTTGAAGGCGTCCATCTCGGGACGCGAGATGCCCCCGGGGCCAGCGGGCGGGCTGGACCCCGGGGGCCGGGGAGCCGACGAGGGGGATCGTGGCTCACCCGCTTCACCACCAGAGGGGGACTGCGGTGGCGAAGAGGTCTTGCGGTCCGGAAGGACCTCGAAGTGCATGAGTACGGCAGCTTGGCGCCCGGCGTTCTCGCCAGAGCGGATCTCCTCGAACGCCTTCCAGCAGAGCAGGGTACTGCCCGGCGCCACCTGGGCCAGGCGCTCGTGGATCAGCTTGCCCGGTGGGGTGTCGGTGCGCTCGGTGCGCAGCCGCTGGATCCCGTCCGGGTGGTCCTTGTCCCGGGGGTGCTCCAGCTTCACGACCAGGCGTGTGCTCGACTCCTCCAGTTCGTTGCCGAAGTAGACGGCGGTGAACACGACGGCGTCGACCATGGCGAGAGCCCGGCGCATCTGGTTCGAGCGGGCTCCGAACATCGCCCCCACCTCGGGGATCAAGACGTTCACCCGTCCCCGCCAAGCGACGCTCGAATCCATCTTCCCGGCTGCGGCGACAGCCGCCGCCAGGATCAGGCGAGCCTCGCTCAGTCGGTCGGCTGTCGGTTCCTCAGCCATAGAGCGCCTCGTTCCAGACTTCTTGGAGTGCTGCCGGGTCCGTCAGGATCAGCCCGAACATCGGGTGGTGGTGGTGTATCTCGACGAGGTCGTCGTCGGGACGGAACCGCAGCTCGATCTCGCCGCGGGCAGCCAGCTCCCGGAGCTGCTGGACGGTGACCGTCTCCCAGACCCGGGGCTTCAGCGCCTCGGCCATCTCCTGGTTGCAGATCCAGGCCATCAAGGCGTCGTCGGTGGCCCGCTCGATGGTCCAGCCCTTGAGTTCGAGCTGCTTCATCAGCCGCTCGTACATCGGGTGGTCTTCGTTCATTCGCTCCACTCCCTCCACAGCTCGACACACAAGGTGGTCCACCCGGCGTCGAGCGTCCAGATCATCGGGGCCTCGTCCGAGGAGTTGATCCAGTCACCCAACGCCACTGAGTTGAGGTCCTCGATCAGCTTGCCGAGCCTGTCTAGCCCGGCCTGGTCGAACTTGGTCAGGTGCGTCTGGCTCTTGCGCAGCCACTTGATGGCATGCTTCTGCGCTGCCAGCCCCGGCTCTTTCACGGCCCCCTTGACGGGGTACTTCGGGTCCTTGGCGACGAAGGACGTCGCCGGGTACGCCCCGATCGAGCCGGGCGTCCCGCAGCGGACCATGTACTTCCAGGTCATGTCTCGCTCCGGCGGGCGAGTTCCGCCTCGGCCGCGAGTGCTCGTCGGCGGTAGTTGTCGAGAACCAACTCGGTCAGGGCGCAGTCGCGTCCCTTGTCGTGGGACATTAGCTCGTAGGCGTCGAGGACTATCGACAGCTCGCTCGTCTCGACGGTGACGAAGCGGCACCCGGTGACCCGTCCGGACAGGGCGGTCATCCGCAGGTGCTCGATCGCCATGTCGAGGGGGCGAGGGTCACTGGGCATCGGCGGGCACCTCCACGACGATCGGGAGCCCGTGCTCGTCGACGGCCTCAAGGGCTGCCTGAGTGGGCGTCCAGACTATGGCGTTGCGCCCGCTCGACGTCTTGCGGCGCTCGCCCGAATCAACCAGCCACCCCGTGTCGCGCAGCTCGTTCACCCGCGGTGAGATCGACTGGTGCTTGCGCTCCAGCGCCTCTTCGACCTCCTCGGTGGTGAGCCCGTCGTTCTCGACCGGGTAGTTGGTGCCGCGGTACACGTTCATGCGCTCTTGCAGACGGCGGCTGCGCCGCCAGGCGAAGTAGATCTTGGCGAACACGGCCCCGGCGTCGGTGAGGGCGAACTGCTTCATGTACTCACCGGCCTCGTGGCTCGTGTCCGGGGCGTGGATCGACGTCCGGGTCTTGGACGGAGCGGCCAGCCCGTGCTTGGCGTACTCGTCAACCGCTATGGCGAGCTGAGAGCGGGCCACCACCATCGACCCGACGCCGTTCTGCGCTCTCCGGAACTCGACGATGTACCGCACGGCGGCGTCGATGACCGCCATCTCTAGGTCGCGTCGCTTGGATCGTTCGCTCACTTCTTCTCCTTCTTCGAGCCGCCGTGTTTGCGGCCGGGGTTCGGTCGGTCGGGGTTCTCGCGGCGGAGCTGCTTGACTTGGGCCAGCGTGACCCGCTGGCTGGGTGTGGCGACCTTGCCGCCGCACTTCTCGCACGTGTAGCTGGTGGCGGTCTTGAGACCCATTATCGGTAGCCCCGCTTCCCTGCTCGGTATCCGTTGCGTTCACCGTGGGTGTAGGCAACAAGGATGGTGGTCAACCATGCGACCACTAACGAGATGATGGGCAGGACCATGGTTTATTCCTCCTTCCGCCGCGCCGGGCGGTCGTAGATATCATATCATGCTGGACAAGCGTCCAGCCGAGGGGTGCGGCGGAGAGGGCCACGCACTACCCCCTCCGCCGCGGTCTCAGCCTGCGTAGGCTGACGGCCGGGCCGCCAGCGTCCACAGGGAATTCTCCAGCTCGTTCTGCCGGTCCGAATCCTCCGCCTGCTGAGCGATCGCTGTGATCGCCTGGCCGAGGCCGAAGACCGACGTGTCGCCCGAGCGCATGAAGGCTGTGAGCGCAAGCTCGACCTCGGACTCGGTGAGCCCGATGTCGGACTTGACCTTCTCGAACGCCTGGGTGACGTTGTTGACCTCGACGCCCTTGGAGGCACGAAGCTCGTCGACCAAGCGCTGCAGGTACTCGACCGAGCAGAAGGTTCGCGTGGCGTCTGCGATCTTGGACTGGAGCAGCTCGACCGCCTTGCGCTGCGTCGTTGCAGACCAGGCGATAGCCCCCTCCTCCAGACGCGAGCCGACGTGGATCGCCCTGACGGCGTCCACGTTGCGGGTCAGCCCGTTACGGCAGATCAGCACGGTCCCCCGAGGGACGATCGACGCTGCTCCGTTGCCGGTCTCCGAATTGGAGACCTCCAGCCCGGCCCACACGACCGGAGGCACGTTGATCCCGTTGTGGGGAGCGTGCATCGGATCGTTCGGGTCCATGCTGAACGGCGACCTGTAGTCGCCGAGCAGGTCCGGGATGGCCAGCTCGATCTGCGGGACGGCGATGCGGAGACGGAACCGGTCGTCAGACCAGTCCGCTTCCACGTGGCAACCCTGCAGACCGATGTCGGCCTCCTGCATGCCGCGCGCTACAGCGACGATGACGTCGAGGTTGTCGATCGCCTGGAAGCCGTCCGAGAGAACGGCCCGCAGACGCCAACCCTCGTCCGGCAGCTTGAGCAGTCGGAACAGGGTCGGCTTGCCGACGTGCCCGGCCCGCTCGTTGAAGTTGCGGACCGCCAGGTCCCCCTGGCCCTCGCTGCAGAGCTGGTCCAGGTACTTGACCGGGATGCTCAGCCGCTCGGCGTGCTGACGGAACGCAGTGCGGTTCAGCTCGACGCCGAACTCGCCCCACACTCCGTCTTCGGTGATGACGCCGCCCGGGACCCGCAGGGTCCCTCGTGGGCACTCGGTCATCTCCAGCGTCGACGCATGGCCGACCACGTCATGGGCGGCGTCGGCGATCACCTTGAGGTGACCGACGACCTTGCCCGAGTCGCGTTCGTGGCGCATGTTGGTGATGGTGTTCATGTTGTTTCACCTCCCCTCGCGTGTGTTGATGATGAGAATCTCGTTGTCCAGCGGCATGAGCACGTAGTCGCTCACCGGCTGGGGGTCGGACGGGTCCTTGTAGCAGCCAACGATCAGATGGCCGCCCGTGGGGTCCCCGCCGAGCCGGATGTGGAAGACGCGCTCCCCTTCGACCAGCAGGACGTGGAACCCGTCGCGACTGTCAGGCTCGGTGGCCTCGAACACGACGACGTCGCTGTCGATGAGCCCGAGGGTCGTCACCAGGTCGACCTGTTCGTCTTCGGTCATCAGGAGCCTCCCATCTTCTCGACCCACGTCCTCGCCAGGCCCGGCGAGATGTCGAACTTTCGGCCCGCCTCGAAGTGGGAGTGTCCCTGCTCGATGTAGGCGAGGACTTCCAGCTTGAACTCGTCGCTGTGCACCCGACGTTCACGCTGGGGGCGCCTCCGCGGCTCGGACTCCCGTGTCGCCGCGTAGCGTTCCTTCGCCAGCGTTAGCAGGCACCGGTTCGAGCAGATGTCGATCCCGGAGTTGTCCTTGTCGGCGTAGCTCGCCAGTCGGACCCAGTCCGACTGGGTACTGCTGAAGTCCTTACAGACGTCGCACTCGTATCCAGTTACTCGTGCCATGTCATTTCACCTCTTCCACTTCGATCACTTCGGGGTTGAGGTCCCAGAACCCCAGATCGGCCACGGCGCGTTTCGCCGCCGCCTCCGGTGAGCGGGCCTTGGCCTTGCGGTACCGCGTGACGCGGATCGTGACCACGTAGTCGCGCAGCGTCTTCTTGCCGTTCTTGTCGAGCGTCACGAGTCCCCTCCCATGGGATATCACACTAGCACAGTAGTAGACATATGTCTAATCGAGGTCTCGGGTGGGAGTCGCCCCCACCCGAAAGGAAACACGCACTCTCTCGGGTGGGGGACGCTGCCTCCTTGGGGTAAGGATGAATAGGAACCCCCAGGCTTCTCCCTGGCAGCGTTACGCCTTGGGCCGCTCCTGCCGAAGGTTGTAGCCGAGACGGTACCGGGCCTCCTCGTAGGAGTACCCGGCCATCATCAGCTCGTCGATGTCGCGCAGGATCTCGCCGACCTCGTCGTCGTGCTCGGCCTCGGTCATCTCGTCCGTCATGCTCCCATCGCCCTCTCTGCCCGGTAGGTCGCTTCCGTGTCGGCCCAGTCGTTGATCCACTCCTGCACCTCGGGCCGGTTCTCGGCCTCGTCGGTCAGCTCGCGGACTTTGCCCGTGCCGCCACAGTCCTCGCACGGCCTGCGGTGGTTCATGTAGTCCTCGTAGAAGTCCGGGTCCTCGGCGAAGTCGTCCCACGTGTAGACGCCGGGGTACCCCCCGAGCGTCCCGTCGCCCTCGCAACGGCTGCAGATCGCCCAGCGCAGGTCCCGCTCTGCGAGCACCGGCTCGTGGACCTGCTCGGACTCGGGGTCCTCGCTGTCCTCGCACGGCCAGCCGCCGCCGCAGACGACGCAGATCGTGCGCAGCTCGTCGAGCATTTCCTCGTAGGTCATCGTCTCACCTCCTTCCGGTCAGTCACTGCTGTCGCGCATGAACTTGTGGCCGCATCGCTTGCACAGGCCCTTGTGGTACCCGCGCTGGTGGTTCGACCCGGCATCGCTGTAGTCGTGGTTGCACCCGATCTCGATCAGGACCCCGTCGTGGTACGAGTACTTCCCGTCGGCGCCGCGCGCCCCGTAGTTGGTCCTCGGCTCGGTCACGGCCAGGATGTTGCGCCTCGTCGAATCGTCCTCCTGCCCCCTGGCTCCGGCCAGGGTGAAGTGGACGTAGACCAGGCTCTGCTCGCTGTCGTTCCAGCCCGTTGCCTTCAACAGCGGCTGCACCTCGGCCGGGAACTCGAAGAACCGGACCTGCCGGAACTCGTGCGGTCGAGCGCACAGACCGCCGTAGCGGAACGCCTCCTTCGGATCGGAGAGGTCCACCTCGGTCACCCGGACCAACTCCAGCTTGTCCGGCCAGCCGTTCCACTTGTGCTCGTTCGTGGTGGCAGCGTCGATGCGCTCTCTCAGGTTGCTCATTTGCTCACCTCCTCTCGCTCATTCGTCCAACTTCCATGATCCCGAGTCGGTGCAATCCAACTCGTTCTCCCACTCGTCCAGGATCTTCAGGTCCCAGGGCTCGATGTCGGCCTCGTCCCCGACCACGGTCTCCGGGTCGAAGTCATCCTCGACCTCGACTCGAAGGAAGTGCTCGTTGACGGTCGCCCGCCAGCGCTTGAACTCCAAGACCTTCATCACTCCAGCCAGGCATCGACGTAGACGTAGCCGCCCGTGCGGCGCATCCAGCAGTGGAACGCCCCCTCGGACAGTGAGTTCACGTCCACGTCACGGGCGATTGCCGTGACGTGCATGGGGTCATGCTTCTGCAGACGCTCGATCAGAGCGTCGCGCTCGGCCGGGTCGTCGTAGGCGAATCCCTGCCGGTCCGGCACGACGTCGAACCACGACCCGTTGTCGATCCAGCGCGCCCCGTAGGCGGCTCGATACGTCTCGGGTAGATGGTTCGCCAGCGAACCGGTTCCCCACCGGTTGTCAACTTTCATGTTTCACCTCCTCTCGGTCCAGGTCGATCACGATCTCGTGACGGCTCTTGGCCCTGTAGCTCGGAGCGTGCCAGTAGCGGACCACCGTGAACACGTTCGCCGTGCTCCGCGGGTCACGCTGGATGGCGAGTGCCTTGCGAGCAGCCTCGTAAGCCGAGTCGGCGTCGAGGTCGATCTCCCATCGAACGGTGTACTCAGGCATATGCCTGTCCCTTCCTCGTCGGCCCCTGCCTGCGGGGCAGGCCCTTGCAGTGCGGCGTAGCGAACTCGATTCGCTTCGCCTCCATCCACGTGATGGCCTGCACCTGCACGGCGGTCATCCACGGGTACGTGCGGCGCAGCTCGCGGGCAGCGTCCTCGGTGACGATCTCGTAGCTCTCGTAGCGGGTGCCCGACCCGCCCCGGTCGATCCCCCGCTTCAGCTTCCACGGGCGCATCTCGTTGGCGATCACGTCGGCGAACCGCCCGTCGATCGTCACGTGCTCGCGCAGGCTCGGCCCGTAGATGTTCCAGAAGAACGCCCACGTCTTGGGCCCGGTCCTCGGGTTGAGCACCTCGGTCGGGTCGCACTCCAGGCAGGCCCGAGCCTTCGCACGTTGCCTGCCCGTCACGTGCAACGTGTCAGTCCCGTCGACGATGTGGGTCGCTCTAGCGAAGTTGTCGTCGGCGTCCAGGTTCGGCGAGATCGCCGCCAGGACGCCCGCAGCGTTACGCGTGCTGACCCCGAGCAGCGCCCCGATGGCGACGGCGCTGTTGTGCGCCCGCTCGTACCAGTACCGGCCCTGAGAGAACGTCGGTTCAGGCGTCTCCAGGACCATCGTCACCAGCCGGTCCACGACCTTGTCGTGGTTGTCCGGCGTTATGTCGAAGTGGTTCATTGCTCCTCCGCTGGGAAGAACTTGGTGACCTCGCGGTCCCGCTCGTCGGCGGTGGCTTCGCTTACGAACTCCAGCCGCGACTCCGGGTCATCGAAGGCGTCGAGGATCGAGTATTCGTCGGCTTCTTCCGGAGCGTCGACGTACCAGGTCTCATGGATGACGGCCGTGCACGTCGTGTGCACTTCGTACCTCATGTTCCACCTCCTCTCAGAGATCAGGCCACCAGCGCCAGTCGCCGCACTTGGATGCGGCGTCGCTGGCGTAGGCGGCTGCACTGGACCATGCGGACTCTCCGACGAACGTCTTGGTCCGCATGTCCGGGACGTTCTTGAGCCGGACTCGGAAGCTGCCCCCGGCGTAGCGGGTGTTCAGCTTCGTGTCGATCATGTCGGCCTGCTCGACGACGATGGATGCGGGCTCGGCCTGCACCTCACCACCACCGAGATAGCGGTCGCCTTGGTAGTGGCGCTCCTCGCGGAGCCGCCACTCACCGATCGGCTTGCTGCGGGCTGTCGGGCAGCCCTTGCGTGTTCGTGTCACGTTGTCACACCTCCCTTCGGAGGTATCGCTGCCACTGATCGGAGACGGACCCGAGGAACGATGTCTCGCCCCCGTAGTACGCCTTCGCCTCGTCGGTGGCCCAGATGGCAAAGGCCGATTCGCTGACGTCCGGGTAGTCGCCTTCGTCAACGCGGCCCGCTGCGTAGAAGTACGCAGCGGCCTGGCGTCGTTCGATGTCTCGGCTGCGGGCCAAGGCCGCCCGCTCGGTGTCCTCCATCACATCCTCTCCGGTGAGGGGTCCTAGGTCTCGGTACAGGGTTCGTGCTTCGTCTTCAGTGAGATGCACAGTCACCATCTTCTTTCCGAGGGGGTAGGTGACGTCGATGGTGCTGAGTACGGGGTTGCGTTGTGCGCTGGCCATCAGATATCCCCCTTGTAGCTCATAGCGACTCCCGGATTTCCTTCCGCAGGTCCTCGACGACTCCGGCCCAATACTTCAGGCCATGGAAGTCGACGCTGCCGTCGGGGTGGTCAAGGAGCCATTGCACGTTGCGCTTGGCCTTGTCGAGCCCTTCGATCTTCTCTTGTGTGGTCATCGCTTCTCCTCTCCCATGTCAGTGCTCCCTTGAAGTGCTCACGAGCCAGAGGAACAGCTCGAACGCCATGGCGCAGAACACACCGGCGGCGAACGCCGAGCCGGTGGCGACCCAGACCATGAGCGCCCAGAAGGCAACCCCTAGCTGGATCATGGCTCCTCCTCCAGTTCCAGGAACCCGTCGAGGTGGAGCCCTTCGACGATCTCTCCGACCGTCAGGGTCACCCCGTTGGGCATTGTGATCTCGGCGTCCCAGTCCTCACCGTTCGCCAGGTCGATCGCCCGTAGTGCGCTTGCGTCGAACATCGGGTCGATCGGCGGGAAGTGGTTGTACCCGAGGTGATGGCGAACCATCATTTCGCGCGCGTACATCGGTTTCACCTCCAATCGGGATGATGATGATGTGCTCGTCGAGGAAGTCGCTCATACCGTGATCGCCTCCCTGGCGACGCGGCGCACCCAGCGCCGGTCCCTGTCGGACAGGTCGAGGGTCTCGCCCTCGTCATCGACTCCGCCAACGACGACGGCGCTACCGGCGATCCAGTCGCCAGCGGGCACGCACCGGTAGCAGTCGTACCGGATCCACACGTCCATGGCGAGCCGGTTCACCGGCAGGCCGAGGAGCTTGCCCTCCTCGTTGACGTAGATCGTCACGTTCTCGGTCGTGGGGATCGGTTCGATCCAGCCCCCGACCTCCGCTTGTAGTGCGGCCAGTCCGCCGTCGAACTCGGAGAGCTTGTAGTGCCCCTCGTCGTCGACGGTGATGGTCAGTCCTTTCATGATTTCACCTCCTCACGTGGTGGTCATCTTCCACTTGCCGATCGTGTTCCCGTTGACGTCGCGCAGGCGCCCGCCGGTCTGCCCGTCGTGCACCTTGCGGGCGACGTCGTGGATGACGGGGGAGATCGCATTGTCGATCAGCTCCCCGTCGTCGTCGTAGAAGGCGTCGTTGTCGATGTCGAACGACATCGACAGTCTCACGGTGCTCATTTGTCACCTCCCTCTGGTTCGAGTAGCTCGATCGTGGTCACCTGGCGTGCCAGGTGCATCGGCCATCCGCAGAAGCTGCAGACGACTGGCGTCACGTCCGTGACGGCCCAGTAGTCGCCGCGCTCGGCGCTGTAGAGCGCCAGGAAGGCGTCGCAGTCCTCGTTGGTGCAGCACATCTGCGGCTGCGGTTGACGAGTGCCGATGGTGTCGGGCAGTTGCCCGTAGGCGAGGGTCATGTTTCACCTCCTCTCTAATCCATCCGGCTGCCCGGGTAGGCGTTGATACTGGCTTCACGAAGGACGTTGGCGTACGCCCGTGCGTAGGCCTCCTTGCGGGCCATCGACTGGCCGAATCCGGAGACCCAGTGCTCGACGCCCCCGTAGTACGCCTTACGGAACCCGGCGTGCTTCTTGGCCCAGATGGCGAACGAGCTGTTGCCCGGTCGCACCGTGACCCAAGCGAACCCGCAGGCTCCCTCCGAGACGTACCAGGCGTTGGTGACCGGCGACGTGTCGTCGAGCGGGTGGGCCCGCCCGACGACGACCATCGGCTCGGGCAGGGCCTCGTTGCCCGCCTTCATCCCGGCCTCGTGAGCACGAGCGACCAGTTCGGAGAACTTGGCGTCGCGCTCACCGCGCTCGATGCCAGCAGCCTTGATCTTGTGCTTGAACGAGCAGTAGTCGTACTCGCCTTCGGCAGGCAGATCGCAACCGGGCAGGGCGCATGTGCGTGTCATGGTGTGCATGTTTCACCCCCTCTCGATTTCCTTGGGCCGGGTCGTCACTCGGCGAGTGCGGCCTCCAGCTTCTCGGCCTTGGTCTGCACCTCCAGCTCGACTACGACCTGACGGAGCAGGGCGATCTTCTCCTGGTCGATCGTCAGGTCCAGACCGAACAGCTCGGCCAGCGGGCGCAGGCCCTCCAGCTTCTCCACGGCGCCAACGGCGTTGGTGACCGTGTACTTGGACAGCTTCTCCGGCTCTCCTGCCTCCCTGGCCTCGGGCGAGCGGTACGCGACGTACGACTCCCGGGCGCCGTAGAGGTTGTAGCTGGTGCTGGTCCAGGCCTCCCTGACCATGTCGAGCAGTTGGTTGTACTGCGCAACCTCCAGGTCCATCTTGACGGAAACGGTGTTGCTCATGTTTCACCCCCTCTCGGGTGGTGGTAGCGGATGATTGAGGGCGTCGATCAGGGCGGTCTGGTGCTCTACGCACAGGACCATCCAGACGCCGTCGAGGTTGACCCGGACCTCGCCGGGTCTGCCATCTCCGAGGAAGCAGCGCCCGCTGTCGTGGTCGTCCGGCATGAGCCGGACGCCGAGAGTGCGGTGTGCTCTGGAGATGACGTTCTCCATCGACACGTTCATTGGCTCCTCCTCGGTGGCTTGAGTTGGTCGGTCCTTTCCCAAACCCACCGGGTCAACCCGGTGGCGGTCTTGGCGTTGTACGGGACGGCCTCCAGCGAGCCGATGGCGATCTCGTAGAACTGGCGTAGCTCGCTCATCTCCCGGACGATCCGACGCTTGCGGTTCGCCCGTTGGATCCGGTGCATCTCGGCGACGGAGATCCCGTCCTCGCACCAGCCGCACAGGATGTCCGCCCCGTAGGGCGAGCCGATGTAGTTCCCGTGCTCGCAGTAGTGGTCGGGGATGCCGTCAGGATGCTGGTGGTACCCCATCTCGATGCTCATGTGTCACCTCCCCGTAGGGGGTCTCGATGTAGCGGTCCCCGGACAGCGTGCAGTTGCAGCACACGTGCAGAACGGCGCCCTTGCGCTCGACGATGAAGCTGGGGGAGCCCGGGCAGCGTCCGGCCGAATGGTCGAGGGACACGTCCGGGCATTCGCAGAGTTCGGTTGTCTTGGTCATCGCGCTCTCCCGACGATGTCGTTTCTGGGGACGAACAGCTCTTTAGGCTTGCCGCCCTTGGTCGTGAAAGCGACCTTGACCCGCGTCGGTGTGACGTGGGTGATGGTGGCGGGGTACAGGTCTCCGTACTTGAGCACGTAGACCCGGTCGCCGACGTGAAGGTCCATTGGTCCTCCTATGGGCAGTGCCGCTCGATCAGCTCGCTGATCGTGGAGCGCTGGTCGTCGGTGAGACTCGCGTCGTAGACCTGGGCGAAGTCCAGGGAGTTGGAGATGAAGTCCTCACGGGCCGGGTCTCCGGTGCGAGGGATCCCCTCGCAGATGGTGGCCTCGTTCTCCTCCCACAGGCGGAGCAGCGTGGCGTCATCGACCCCGAACGATGCGCCCGAGACCGGTGCGGTCGCGGGCGTCGGGTCCGAGTGGCCGCCTCCGCTACAGGCCAGTAGGCCGAGCGGGAGGGCGGCGATCAACAGGTGGCGTTTCATGGTTCACCTCCCTCCAGGAGTAGGCACTCATCCTGGCGGATGGATGCCCACTCCAGGGGGGAGGGACCTAATCGGGCCAGTCGGCCGCCATCACGATCTGGTTGATCGTGAACCGGGCCATGGAGACGGTGAGGCCCTCACGGCGCAGGGTCCGGTAGGTCCAGCGCAGGACGCGCCGCGGGTCGCGGGAGAACGTGGAGAAGTCCACGCCGTTCTGGCGATCGATCGGGACGCCCGTCCGGAAAGCGATGTGATGCCGGATCGAGTAATGAGTGGTGCTCATGTCTCACCTCCTTCCTGGAGGAGGCACCGGCTGGCGTAGGCCGTCCGAGTCGTCAACTACTCGGGTCCTTCGGTTGACCTTGCCGGTGCCCCCTCCGGGGGGGAGGGGGGCTAGATGGTCGAGCGCTCTACGGCCCGCTCTCCGGCCAGGAGAGCCGTGTAGAGCACCTGGGGGTCGACGCCCTCGCTCAGGAGCGAGGCGCACATCCCGGCGGCCATGCGATTGGTCTCGGCATTCCAGCCGTCAGGATCGGCGGCCAGGTTGCGGACGATGCTCTCGCGTCGCCTCAGTGTCACGTCAGGTGTCAGGCAGGTCATTCTCACCTCCTCGCTTCCCTTTCACCTCTCACCCTGTCAGAGGATGGGAGAGCAGGTCACTGCACATTGGGCAGGGCTCTGCCAGCCATGGTTGGGCAGAGTCCTCCCCATCATGCAGCCGACCCCGGTAGGGGGTACCCCCCCGGGGGGGAGGGGGGGGAGGGGTGGGGGGCTCGCCGACGACCAGGCCCGGGACCTTCGGTCCCGACGCCTCGCGCCGGTCGACGCCGGTCGACGCCGCTCGACGCCGCTCGACGCCGTGGCGCTCGACGCCGTGGTCGACGCCGTGCGCCCCGTGCGCCCCGTGCGCTCCTCGCACCCCTCACCCTGTCAGCGGATCGGGACCCCGTGACATCCGTTGCGCGCGCAAGGTTCGTCACGGTCCCTAGGTCCGGCCGAGGTCGGGACCTTCTCCCTTGACCTAGACACCTGTCTAGGCGCACTCTTGACCTGAGGGGGCCGACCGGTCCCCCGGAAAGGCAACGATGGCAGAACAGGCAAGGTCGGAGAGAGAGCGCTTGGCGCGCATGGTCGCGCTCGACGATCCCACGACTCCGGCAGAGCAGACGAAGAGCGAGCACATGCGCTCGACCTCCTCCCGCGTCGGGTCCCTGGCACGGTCCCGCGGAATCGGTCGGTCCTGGTCGACGGACCTCGGCCGGACGATGCAGTCCCCTCTGACGTCGACCTACGTCGACGCTACGGGGTTCACGTCGGACCACCAGGGCGAAGCGCTCGGCCGGGCGGTCGACTACACCCGACCGAGTGGCGCAACCAAGACAGTGGGACTCTCGGCCGAGAGGGAAGCTGCCGGACACGTCCCCACGATTCCGACTCGGTCGCGCAAGGGCCGTACTAGCTTCCGTACAGCGGGCAGGACGAGGGTCCAGCCGCGGCCGGTCACCAGTGAACGGTCCGGTCTCGACGGACTGGACGCCCTGGCACTGATCGATCTGGCGGACGCCATGCTCCGACGCTCCGACACTCACGATGGGTTCTACCGTGACCGGATCTCAGGGTCCGGCCGTACGGGGTACCTGATCGGTACCGAAGCGCGACCGATGGCGTGGGCACAGCTCACGCCATCCCTGGACGTCACGACCAGGACCGGTGCCAAGCGCATCCGGGACCGGTACTACGTCTCCGGCATCCGGCCGACGGTCGAGGGGATCGCCCAACACACGGCGGACGTCGCGGGGTACCTCGGTCACACGTCGGCCCTGGACATGTTGCGTGCACTGGACACGAAGCGCGACTACGTCCACGACGTCAAGCGCCGCCCGATCAGGATGCGAGTGCACGGCCGGGTCAGGAACGCCGAGCGCGAGGGATGGGAGACTCTGGCGCTCATCCCCCAACAGGCGACGCAGTACGTCCGTCGGCACCGTGCGACGAAGCATGGTTACGGCGCCCTCGTGCCAGCAGGGCCGACCGAGTGCCTCGGCTGGCACGTGGATTCTGGCAAGGTCTGGCATGGTCACCGTCTCGTCACCAGGACGCCCGTCAAGCGGTCGACCGGACGTACGGCCGTGGTCTCCATGGCGCATGCGGACCGGTCGAAGTACGCGGACCTCGGTAGCGACATCGCTAGCGGTCTCGCTGAGGGCCGGACCACTTTCGACACCCCCCGCGGGGTGCTCACCGTGACGAAGGGCCAGAGCGGGCGGCACTCTTGCACGCTCGTCGTGGGTGGCAAGGTTGCGGCCCGTTGGCAGGCACGGGCGGTGGGTGCGATCGCCGCACGTTGCGCCGCGTAGTTCACGCCTAGCAAGGTCCCCCGGTCTCAAGTAGGCCGGGGGACCTTGCGCGTCCGGGGCCAGATGGCCGCCAGATCGTCCACGTTGCGCCCAGTGCTCCGCCCGGCAGGTGAGCGCTAGGAGCACCCCGCACGACCGGCGGAGCCCGTTAGGGAGCTACTGAGACACCGCTAGGCGACACTGTCCACGGATGCCAGACACCAGACGCCGGACGCTTGAAAGCGCGTGCGCCAGCTCGACCGTTCACAAGCGCACAATCTGATCTCAGACTGAATCCGTCCTGGTCAGGGATTCCGGCGGGGCACGTCCCGGAACCTGGGAGCCACCCTCTGAGATATCACATTGATGGCGACCTGAGAACTCTGTGAGGGGCCCTCCGGCCCCGAAATAGCTGTTGCGGTATGCGCTAAGTACGTGATACCGTATCGGATATGCCACGACCGAGAACGCGGGGCCCGAACGTCCAGTTCCGGCTCCCGCTCCACCTCCACGAGGTCCTCGTCCAGCGCTCCGAGGCTCGCGGCGAGACCCCTTCGGAATACGTCGAGCGGAACGTCGTCAGAGCGCTCCTCGACGAGCACAAGGACCTCGTCGCTGGCAAGCTCTCGGGGGCGGGTGAATCGACACCGCCTGACGAGGCGAGCGACGCCCGTGTGTCTAGCCGGACGTCGACGCCCCCGGGACATCTCGAACCTGGTGCCTGCGCCCACGCATCGACCCGCTTCGACGACGCTGCGGGGGCCAGGGTGTGCAAGCGCTGCGGAGCCCATCTCCGCCCCGACGGAACCTGGAGGGTCCCGTGACTGAGCCCCGACCGTTCTCCGAGCTGCGCGACACCGGGCTGCTGTGGCTGATCAACACGACCGTCTTCCATCCCCGCGGCTACGCCCTCGCCGTCCACTACGCCGACGGCACCGACTCCGAGATGATCGGATGGTCGCTGGTGGGTGACGGGACCGAGGTGTGGGCCTTCGGCACCGACGCCGACATCGACTCCTGTTTCCGGGCCGTCAAAGAGGTGATGCCGTGAACCTCACCGAGCTGATCGACCGGATCGCCGACCTGCCCGACAAGTCTCTCGACACGCCGGTCCTGATATGGACCTCTGACTGGCAGACCGTCCGGTCCGTCGTCTTCGACGAGAACCGGGTGATCCTGCACCTGGAGAAGTTCGAGTGAGCATGGAGCAACAACATATGAGCGGACAGATCTGGATCGACCGCTGGCTGTCGGGAGGGACACCCGAGTCCCGGTTCAACGTCCCGGTGCGGGCCCGAACCGCATGCCCGGGGTTCCACTGGATCGGGCAGACCTGGGAGCACTGCGACGAGTGCGGTCGTCCGTGGCACGAGCACGAGGGCATGCTCCGGCCCAAGCCGGGCTCCGGCATCTTCGACAACGAGTGGGAGGTGGTCCCGTGGGGGGCGTGAAACGGCTCCTCGCCGGTGCCGCCCTCGCCGCCGCTGTCACCTTCGGCCCGTCAATCGTCAACGCCGAATCGCTGCCGCCGGTCGCCAACGACTGTCACGGCAACTACTACCTACAGGACGGCGGCGAGTACGACCGGGTGACCACCGCCTGCCGTGACCTGCAAGCACCGGCGCCCGGGTTCATGCAACGGGCGTGCGCCTGGCTGGCCGGACCGCCTACCGGCACGATGCAATGGGCGTGCGGCAACTGGGTGGACTGCAACTGGCTGCCCACCACCCCGAACAAGCGGCTGTCGACCGTGTCATGGCTGGTCACCTCGTCGAGCAAGTGGGCGTGGACCGTCGATTCCTGGTTGAAGGTTCAGGTTGCCACCGACACGAAAGACCCGGGCTGCTGATGGACGAGCGGACCGTGCTCGACGTGCTCGAGATGGTGGCCGCGGCGCAACTGCTGAAGCATTGCGACGTCGATCCGGGCATGCCGTTCGACCAGTTCACCCGGTGGCTGCGCTACGGCCAGAAGGCCGACGAGATCAAACCACTTTCCGGCTACCACGACGACATCAAGAAGGGCTGGGACGCCTGCCGGGATGCGATTCGAGGTGGCGGCTGATGCGCTGGCTCGTGGTCGTCGCCATCACTGTCGCCGTCGGCGTGCAAATCGCCCTGGCCGCCATGTGGGGGTGGCTGTGCCGCTCCCCCCGTGGCGTACGGGCCGATGAAGACGCCGACGCCGTGTTCAAACAGGCCGTCTATCAACAGTGGTCACGACACCACTACTGCCCGGACTGTGGCAACGCCGTCTGCGTCTGCGACACCCGCACCGTGCTCACCCCTGAAGCGCAGGCAGCGCTCGACGCCCTCATCGAGTGGGCCGGAGAAGGACCGAACCTGCCGGTGTCGTCCCGTGACATCGTCCTCGCCCACTACGCCGACATCTACCGGTGCTCGCTCAAAGAGCAGGATGCGGATGAACGAGAACCTGGTCGCCATCCGCCAGGCGCTCTGCGATGAGCCTGACCCAACCCCCTCCGCTGCACCCGGCCGAGTTCAGCCCCGAGGTGCTCGACGTGTTCGAGCGGGTCCTCGCTGGCGTGAGCCACGTGCACGATCCGTGGGCCGGGAGAGGGGTGCGGCTCGGCTCGTTGTGCGACCGCCTCGGGGTCGCCTTCACCGGGACCGACATCGAGCGCTACAAAGACATGGACCCCCGGGTCGGTCTCGGGGACTCCTCGAAGTGGTGGTCCTACCCGTCGGGCAACTTCACGGTGGTGACCTCGCCCGTGTACCTGAACCGGATCTCCACCGACTACGTGAACGGCCCGTTGCCGACCACCAAGGTGGAGGGGAGACGGGCCTACGGGATCAGCCTGGGGAGAGCCCTGGATCGCGAGAACCTGGCCCGCACCTGTCGGAGCGAAGGTGACTACTACTGGGCCCACGGCAACGCCGTGCAGTGGTGGAGGTACCAGGCGATCGTGAACGTGGACCTGCCGATGCTGATCGGCTGGCGCAAGCTGTTGACCGAGAGCGGGTTCCGGATCAGCGACGAGATCTGCGTGGAGACCCGCCGCTACAGAGGGCCAGCGAACTCGGACAAGCGGGCCCCGTGCGAAGTCGTGATCGTCGCCAAGCGACCACCGATGTGATATCTTGGTCTCATGCCAGCAGAGAATCTCCAGACGTCCGATGAGGCGCAGATGACCGTCGCAGCGCAGTCCGAGACGGACCCGTTGCTCACCCGCACGGGCGCCCTCAGCAACCTCAAGGGGACGCCCCTGGCGGACCTGCGCGAGACCCTGCTCGAACGCCAGGCCGACATCGACATGCACATCGAGGGGTACCGCAAGCTGCGGGCCGAGGCCAACGACAAGATCCGCGAGCTGCAGGCCGAGAAGGCGCAGAACGCCCGGCTCCTCAACGCCTTCAAGAGCCGCACCCGCAAGTGACCGTCCCCGAGGATCGGGCGCTGGTAGCACTCGACGGTGCGGACGACGGCGCTCACTCGGCCACCTGGCGCACGGCCGCCTCGATGGCGGCGAAGATGGTCGGGCCCCCGAACTGCGCAGTGCTGCCCTGGTTCCAGAAGGTGACAAGATACGAGGGGCCCTCGGCGACCCACATGGCGTCGAAGAGTTCGTGGCCCTGGCTCAGCAACCACGCCAGCAGGTCGTCGACGTCGTACCCGCATCCAGCGAACGGGATGCCTTCCTTGTCGAGGTACTGCTTCGACCACCCGATGATCTCGGCAACGCTGCGTTCGTTCATGCCGCCATCAGGTGTCCTCGTCGACGAACTCGGTCATCAACGCTTCCCGTGCTCGCCGCCGGGCGCTACTCATGGTGATGCCCTTTCCGATCGTCGAGCCATTTGGCGTTTGAGTCCCGGATCCAGAAGCCGAGGGCGAGCCCGGCGACGATCATCAGCGACGGGATGAGATACCTCACGGCTCGCCTTTGCGATATCCCGCCGGGGCAGAAGAGGGAGGACCTCCCCGTCGGGTCAGGTCAGACGGCATGACGGACCACCAGTTCTCGCCCATCGTGGAGGATGATGTTGCCGTCGCAGCGGCCATGCCCACAGCATGACGATGCGGTGAGAACGCCCGCGGTGTTGAGTGCGTCCACGATGAGAGCTAGACATCGATCGACCGACTTGCTGGCCCATCGCATCTCACCCGTGTAGGAGAGATTCGCTGGGATGGGGACGGCCAGGATCACTGTGTCACCGTCGTCACACATCTAGGGCCGTCCGCTGTGTAGGGTCGGGGTTCTTACCGGTTTCGGGGGTGTGCTCTCGGACCTGGGGCGTGTCCCGGTCGATTGGCCGGGACACGTTCGCGTCGGACGTGTCGCCTCCATGCCAGTGCCCGCAACATTTGTGATAGTGGCGGCGATCCAGTCCGCAACCGTGCAGATGGTCGCAGCAAGGATCGTTCAGCGGTTCGGTCAGGTCACTCATCGCTCGATCCGCTCCAACCTGCCACCACAGTTCTCGCACGGCTTGTCGGCGACCTCAGCTAGCGGGAACACCCATCCGCAGTCGGAGCACACCCACTCGGAATCACTCACGGCGACCCCCACGGTTGGTCGTCCCAGTGCCGGTGTGCCCCTTCGGGGTTGGTCCAGTCATCGGCACCGCACAGTCCGGCGCAATGTTCGAGGCAGTCGCGTTCGCAGTCGTAGGCGAGGAATCGACCGGTCACGGGATGGCGTGCCGGTTCGGTCGGGTCACTCATCGCTGGCTTCTTCGGCATGGTCGTGCCACCCCCGGTGGAGCGCGACCGCGTCGAACGAATCGCGAGGATCGATCAGGATTGCGCCCCCACACGTTCGGCAGGTGACGAATCCCACCCGCGCTCCGAGCAGGTTCACGAAATCGTTCAGCGGTTCGATGCGGTTCTCAGGCATGGACGATTCTCTCGATCCCCGCTCCGCTGATGAGCACCGCGCACCCGTGGCACGGTTCGCCCGTCACGTAGATGGTGCGACCCCGCGTTTCCCTTCCGGCCCGCATGATCGCGTTCGCTTCGGCGTGGATCGCATCGCACCGACCGCGACCCTCGCTGTACGGCGCACACGACGGAAGCTCCGCCTTCGTGAGCAGACCACGCGGGCAGTCCCCGTCGAGGCATGACCCGGCCTTCGAGGCGAGTCCGTTGTAGCCGAGCGAGATGATGTCCTTCGTCGCCTCATCGAAGATGAGCGCGGCGTGCCGGGACCGGCGACAGTCGGCGCGGCAGTCGGCCAACAGTCGGCACATGGCGAGCAGGGTGTCATCCCACGACTTCCGTCCGCGATTGAACAGCGGTTCGATTCGCTCACTCGCCCATCCGCAGTTTCGGCATCGTCCGTTCTCGATGCGCCCGACCATCGTGCAGCGCGGACACTTCGCCGGGGAAGTCATCGCAGGATCAATCCGGCAGCGAGGATCACGAAGTAGGCAACGACCGCCCACTTGGGCGGGAAGGCGTCACGCAGGCGGGAATTGAACAGCGGTTCGATTGGTTCACTCGGCATACGGGTCGCCAGCCTCTCGCCGTAGCTCGGACCACCACGGTTCCCACTGGCCGCGGTAGTACCAGCGCCCGTAGCACGCGCCGCGGTTCGAGCACAACGCTTCGCCGGGGTGTCGGCAGACGGAACAGATCATCGGTTCGGTCCGCTCACTCGGCATGGTCTTGTCCGTACGCGACGAGGTCGTCCACGATCCCCCACAAGGTCGCTGCTTCGGGGAGTTCGAGGTCTGCTAATCGTTGCGCGACGGCATCGACGCGGTAGGCGATGGCCCCGAGTGGAGTCACGGTCTCGGGTGCGTTGACCAGCGGTTCAGATTCAGATGACATGCTTGATCATCCGCCGCAGCCTGAAACCGTCGGGGCACCACACGACGCTGGCGTCGACCCCGGGCTTGGCGAGGTTCCCGATGATCCGGTCGACGATCCCGAGGTCCCCGATCCAGCGGATGCAGACCCCCTCGGTCCAGTAGAGCGACTTCCCCGAATCGCAGTAGATGTACCCCCAGTGCCGCTCCCTGTAGCGGGTGCAGTCGTAGGCCGCAGCCTCGGCGGGCCGGTGCTGCGGCAGCGCCACCACGGCCGTGCCGACGCTCGCTGCGACTACGGCGATCGCTGCGAGCCATGCCCTCAGCTTGTTCATCTCGGTCCCTCCCATGCTTCCAGTGCCGCCGCTATCTGTTCCCGGAACGACGAGCGGGCCAACACGTTTGCCATCGTCGGGCACAGTGGACAGTGCCCGACGATGTACCGCTCGTGGAAGTCGTCCGGCCGGGTCTCGTGCAGCATCCGGTCCACGGCGCGGTCCGTCGCAAGGGCGCAGTGGCCGAACAGCTCGTTGCGGTCCACTAAGGCCTTTCTCTCCAATACTGGTACCGGTTCAGCACACCAGGGGACAGCTCGCCCTCCTGCTTGAGGACGTGGTGCTCGTAGCCCAACCGTTCCAGGGCCGTGCGGGCCTCCTCGAAGTTGCACTCGATCGCATTGTCGATCTCGCCGTCGACCAGGCTCACCACGAAGTAGGTCGTCACAGCACCCCCCAGAACGCAGCAGCCTCTTCGTAGCCTTCCAGGATCCGGTTCATGTCGCCCGAGCGGTAGTTGGACCAGATCCGCGAGCGCAGCTCGCGCGGGAGCGAGAACCAGTGGACCCGGCAGGCGAACATCGAGGACTGGACCCTGATCTCGCATTCGGGGTGTGGGCATGTCTCCATCTCCGACAGGATATCACACCATGAGCCGGACGATGTGATATCCGATCGTCTATCATGCGCCAATGGCCATCTATGGACGACGCCAACCGATCAACGGGCGAGCCGGGATCTACATGAGTGTGTGGATGAACACCGAGGACCTCGCTGCCCTCGACAGCCTCTCGCGCTACTGGGGGCTCAACCGGTCCCAGACGATGAAGCGCGCTGTGGCCGACATGAACGCCGAGAACATCCGGTTCAAGCGCGGACCCAGGCAGGCGACCCACAAGAAGGGGACCCACCGCCAGCCGCGGCGGATGAAGCGCCTCGAAGGTTAGAAGCCCGGGCCCCCCGGTCAAGTCAAGCGGGCGGCAATCCTTGACGCTGGGGGGGCCAACGGGCTTCAATGGAAGTTGCCCACCTCCGGTTCAGAGACTAGCCGGAGTCCCCCCGGAAAGGAAGTCTCTTTGAGCCCCTCCTCCTGCGGCCACCCCGCTGGCGACCGAGCCAACTGGGGCACGGCCACCCTCTGCGCCCGGTGCCTGTGCGACCGCAAACAGGCGATCCGCGAGCACCTCGGAATGCCCCCTTTGTCGATCGGGAGGCCCGGATTGGGCCGCCCCGAGTACGGACCCGAGGTCTTCAACCTGATCTGCGAGGCCTGCGGGGCCGGATGGTGCGGCCGACCCGGCGAAGAGTGCCATTATTGCGCGATCAGCCTCGAACTGACGATCGAAGAGCAGCGCAGGCTGCTCTTGACGCCCGAACAGGGCCAGAACCTCCAATCGTGGGTCGAAAGGCTCGCCCGGGGGGTCGAATCCGGGCTCATCACCCAATGGGAGGCCCGAAACGCGGCCAAACGGGCCAAAGGCCGCCAACTGTGAGCCATATCGACAACTTCGACCCTCAAGTAGAGCTTGAGGCCCTTCTCAACCCCCCTTCGAGGCGCCAGGTGCGCCTCACGCCCGCTTCGGCGATCAAACCGAGGCGCCAGCCGTGGTTGTGGGCCGGAAAGCTGCCTCTGGGCGAGCTGGCGCTCACCGTGGGCCGCGGAGCGGTCGGAAAGTCGTGTTTCCACGCCCGGGTCATCTCCGACATCACCCACGGGCGGCTCCAGGGCGACCTGTTCGGCACCCCGCGCGCCTGCGCCATCGCTTCGACCGAGGATTCGTGGGAGCACACGATCGTGCCCCGTCTGATCGTCTCGGGGGCCAATCTGGACATGGTGTACCGGCTCTCCACGGTCACCGAGGAGGGTGTGGACGTCTCGATCAGCCTCCCGGCCGACCTTCCGTCGCTGGAGAGCGTGATCTTCGAGCACCGCATCGCCCTGGTCTCGGTCGACCCCCTCCTGGGCGTCGTGGGCGACTCGATCGACTCCCACAAGGACGCCGAGGTCCGTCGTGCCCTGCAGCCGCTCGTGGACGTCGCCCACACGACCGGGTGCTCGATCCTGGGCAACGCCCACTTCACCAAGTCCTCGGCGGGGACCGTCGACGGGATCATGGGCTCCGCCGCCTTCGGGAACGTCCCCCGCTCGGTACTTGCATTCGTCAAGGATGTCGAGGCCGGGCATTGCACGATGACCCAGATCAAGAACAACCTCGGCCCCGAAGACGCGGCGGGGTGGAACTACCTGATCATCGCTGGCTACTACGACACCGACGAGGGCGAAACGCTCGCCACCGGCCAGTTCGCCTGGCTGAGCAAAGGACACTGAAATGAGCAGAGCCCCCTTCCCGGAGAAAGGAGGCTCGACCCGGACGTTTAGAGGCGTTTCGCGGTCCCCACTGTAGCGCACAGCTCTGACAGACACCAGCCGGATGGCCCGGGGAGAGGTGGGTTCACCCATTATCGGAAACCTGGGACGAACGTCGGGGAAAGACCGCTCAGTCGCCTCCCTTCCAGAGGCCGCTCAGTGACCGGGCCCCCGATCCGGGATTTGATCCCGGCAGGCGCGTGCTCCGCGACAAGGAGAGCGGGTGCCCGCCCCCGAGAGGGGGCGGGTGGTCCCGAGGCCTACCCGGTGGACCGAGAGTCCAGAGACAAGATCTCGTTGGTTACATCCCACGCTTGGACCCGGGGAGGAAGCCCCCCAGGCGAAGGGGTGGGCCAGCGCGCACCAACTTCGTAAGGTGGCCGATGTGACATCCGAACCAGCACCCGGGCTCTGCCCGGGGTGCGGGCACCCGGAGAACACGCTCATGCACGTTCTCGGCCATCGCGGCAACGAGAGCTGGTCCGTCTCGTTCCGCACGGACATTTCCACCTTCGAGGCCAACGAGAGTGAGATCATCAAAGCCGTGGCCAGAGAGGCCGAGCGTGCGTACCTCGGGTACGTCCTGTGCGAGGAGTGCGGGACACAGACCCTCCAGGAGGTGGCGCGGGTCACGGGCGGGCTGTGCGGAGACTGCGCCCGCAAGCTCTCGGGCCCCAGGGTCCGCGAGGCCGAGGTCCTCATCGAGGGGGCCCGGGTAACCGTCCCTCTGAGCGGGCCGAGGAAGCGCTACGGCAGCCGGGGGAACCCGAAGACGCGCCGCAAGGTCGAACGGGCCAAGCGCCACGCCCTCCGTCGCCTGCGCTGGCTGTACCCGGGCGAATACGACGTTCTGCTCGCCGAGGAGCGGCGCAAGGCCGGGCTCGACCCGTACCCGACGGATCGCGTGGTCAGGACCTTGACGGACCCACCCACCTAGGCTGCGGGCTATGTCACTGCGCACGGCCACGCGCCACGTGCATCGCCCGGGCCGTAACGGCGACGGGGAAGCACACGTCGAGGTCGTCGCCGCTGCCGACTTCCGCTGGACCCGTCCCTCTGACCGCAAGTGGCTTGCGGCCAACATCGCCCGCTCCCAGATGACCGGGCGGCGGCCATGGCTCGACTACGAGCGCATCGGCGAGGTCCGCAAGGCCATCTCGCGCGCTGCCCGCATCGCCGGGTACGCCAAGCTCCGCTGCGTCGAGGTGAACCCTGACGGCACCGACGGCAAGACCATCGAGACCGGGGACGCCGCCGAGATCGTCCAGGGCATCTACGCCCCCTACGGAGGGGTGCGCGGACTCGTCGACCGGTTCTTCGCCTGCATGAAGGTCCCCGGCGACTCGATCCTGCTGCGCTACCTCGCCGACGACGGCGAGTACGACGGGTACCACTTCGCCTCCGCCGACGAGATCCAGTGGGCCTCGGTGGGCGAGGCCAGCTTCGCCAACACACCCACCGACGACCTCAAGTGGATCACCCTTCCGGCCGGAGGGGGAGGGGCCGGGTCCGAGGCCCTCACCCGCCCGGTGAGGGGCCGGGACGTGCTCGGGCGGGTGTGGCTCCCGGGCCGACGATGGATCGACATCCCGGACTCTCCCCTCGCCGCCCTGGAGACCGAGTGCGAGGTCCTGTGGGGCCTCACTGAGGCGATGAAGGCGAACATCTATCAACGGTTCATCCTGGGCGGGATGATGGCGTTCCCCTCCGAAGTGCAGACCGTGCGCGTCGCCGGGATCGCCCAGGGCCCGAACCAGAGCCTCCTCGAATACGTCGAGCAGGCGATGCTGCGCAACGTCGAGGACCTCTCCACGGCCGAGTCGCGGATCCCGATCCTGATCTCCTGCCAGGGCGAGCACATCGACCAGATCAAGGTGATCCACGTCGACCGGGAGATCTTCGAGACCGACCTGCGGCTGCGGGCCGAGCTGATCGAGCGGATCCTGTTCGGGCTCGACATCCAGGTTCAGGCGACCAAGGGGAACGAGGATGCGAATCACTTCACGTCCTGGGTCCAGTCCGACGAAGAGGTCCGCATCGCCGTCCAGCCGGACCTGGACACGATGTGCTGGGCGCTGACCCGTCTGGTCTTGCACAAGCAGCTCTCCGAGGAGCGCGGCTGGTCCGACGGCAGGATCATGGGCCTCAAGATCGCCTGGGACATGAGCGAGTCCTCGACCCGCACCAACAGGCAGGAGGACGCCCGTCAGCTCTGGGACCGCGCCACGCTCGGCAACGCCCCAATGATGCGAGTCTCCGGATTCTCGCCCACCGACGACCAGATGTCCGAGGCCGAGCTGATCCGCTGGGCCGGGATCAAGCACGACAATGCGTACCTGACCCTGTGCGGGCTCGACAAGATCGACGATCTCGATTGGGAGCAGGTCGAGAAGTTCGCCAAGATCAAGCCGGGGCCCTCCGCCGACGGCGAGGGGGAGGACCCGTCGGCAGGACCCGGCGTGGGCGAGCCGGGGAGCCCGTCAGAGACCGAGCGCGGCCGGACCGGCCGCACGTCGAAGAATCCTTAGCAGGAGGTTGCAAGTGCAACGATCATTCGGAACCAGGAGCATGACCAAGCCCGAGGGGATGCTGCGCGAAGCGCACTGGCCCTCGATGGCCAAGATGGACAGCCGGACCGGCGACGGTCGACTGTTGATGTCGGGCGGGGGCGGGACGCGCGAGCTGCCCCAGACGTTCAGCTTTCAGTTCCACACGGACATGGGGCACCTGGGAGCAGTCCCGGTCGGGCGCGTCGACCAGCTCATCTTCGACGACGACGGGAACATCGAGGGGTGGGGCTGGTTCATCGACAGCGACGAGGGGCGCAAGGCGGTCCTCGCCGTGGCGACCCAGATGCAGCGCGGGAACTCGATCGAGCTGGCCGAGATCAAGGTCGACATCGACTTCGACGAGGACTGGAACCTCCTCATCGACTTCGTCGAGTGGAACTTCGCCGGAACGGTCGGGGTCGCCCGCCCGGCGTTCAAGGACGCCGAGATCGAGTTGACCGACGAGCTGACGGCGGCCATCTTCGCCGACGAGACGCCGCTGGAGATGGTGAGCGACTTCGAGATCGCCTTCGAGCTGAAGGTCCCCGAGACGACGGCCTCGATGGACTCGACGGTCCCGTGGGACGACTTCCACATCCCCGAGTCGGAGCACCCGCACAAGATCGTCGTCGACGCCGAAGGCCGGGTGTACGGGAACCTCGCCGTGTGGGACGAGCCGCACCGCGGGCTCGCCCAGATCGGGCAGCTCCGCACGGCCCCCCGTCCGCGTCAGGGCTACACCGAGTTCAACCACCCGGGCCCTCTCACCGAGAAGGGTCAGGTCGGCACGGGCCCGGTCTTCGCCCTCGGCGGGCACCCCAAGACCTCGATGATCGGCAAGACCCAGACCGAGATCCACCAGGCGTACGGCGGGATCGAGAACGCCTGGGCCGACGTGCGGGTCTCCGAAGGCCGGTTCGGCCCATGGGTCAGTGGCCGGGTCCGCCCGGGCCTCGACGACGAGACGCTCTACGCCGTGCGCGCCTCGCACATCTCGGGGCACTGGATCGGCGATGACCTGGTTGCCATCGTCTCGTGCAACGTCCCCGGGTTCAAGCCCGGCGCAGGCTTCGCCTCGGTCACCGACGGGCGGGTGGTGGAGCTGGTCGCCTCGTTCCCGGCCCAGCCCGACGCCCCGTCCGCGATCCACGTGCCGTCGGCGATGCCCGCCGCAGGCATGTCGTGGCCGGGCATGCTGACCTTCACGCCGACCACCCTCTCAGTGACGCACAACTTCGAGGCAGTGGTCGAAGAGACCGTCGAGCCCGTCGACGACCTGGCTGTCGCCAGGGCCAAGGCGCTGCTCGATCTGGACGAGTAGCACCGAGACAATCGGGCCGCCGGTTCGCAAAGATGAGGCGAAACCGCTAGCTATCGCCCACAGGGAGGCGGCTCATGTACCCACAGGTTCCGGAGCGCTTGGAGGCGCTGAGCGTCGCCGAACTGGACACGCTCGCCGCCGAGATCAGAGCAGCGTGTCTCGCCGCTCTCGCCGACCCCGAGCTGACGGCCGAGGGTCTCGCCACGGAGGAGGAGTTCCGTGCCAAGCGGACCGAGATCCTCGCCCTGGCGGCGACCAAGCGGGCGGCCGAAGGCGACCTCGCCGAAGAGCCCGAGCCCGAGCCCGTCGTCGAGGCCGCCGACGAGACCGACGACGACGAGGATGAGGGCGGCGAGCCCGAGGCCTCCGAGGACGAAGAGAACGAGCCGGTCGCGGTCGCTCATTCGAGCCGGGCCGTGCGCACGACCACCTCGGTCAGTGCCAGCCCGGACGCCTCGGTGACGGCGGCGCCGCAGATGGCGCTCGACCAGTTGATCGCCTACGAGTCGGCCCCCGGGGCCAAGGCCGGTGAACCGTTCAACTCGTGGAGCCACTTCGCCGAGTCGATCCAGGAGAAGGCCAAGCTCGTCGACGTCTCGGCCGGACAGAAGTTCGTCGTCGGCCAGGCCCGCGGCCACTTCGACGAGGACCACAAGCTCGGCACCAACATGCTGACCAACCTGGCCCTGTTCGAGAAGAGCCAGGAGATGGTCGCAGCGATGTGCGCCCCGGCGATCCCGACCTACAACCTCGGGTGCGCCAACACGGCGCGGCGTCCGGCCCGTGGGAGCCTCGCCGCCTTCCAGCCCGCTCAGCGAGGCAAGGTCACGGTCTACCCGAGCCCGACCCTGGAGGACATCACGACGGGCGTCGGTCTGTGGACCGAGGCCGACGATGCGAATAGCTCGGCCGTCAAGTCGGCCTGTGCCACGATCGAGTGCGCCACGCCGGTCGAGTACGTGATCTACGGCATCTACCGGTGCATCACGATCAAGAACCTGCTCCAGATGACCTTCCCGGAGCTGGTCGAGGCGTACCTGAACCGGCTCTCCGCCGCCTGGGCTCGCCTCGCCGAGGTGACCCTCCTCAACGCCATGGGCACGGCCGCCGACAGCGTCGACGTGACCGGGACCGGCTGGGGTGGCACCGTCTCGATCCTGCGAGGCGTCCTCCAGTACCTCAACGCCTACCAGGAGCTGCAGCGCTGGGACGTCGGGCAGCTCGACGGCTGGGCCCACCGGGGCCTGCTCAACGCCATCAAGGCCGACATCATGTCGCGCAGGCGCACCGACGGCGGCGTGACCCAGGCTCCCTCGGACGCCCAGATCAACGCTGCGTTCCGCGACGTCGGGGTCAACATGACCTGGTTCATCGACCGCCCGACCTGGATGACGGCGCTCACCCCGTTCCAGGGGGCCGGTAACCAGTTGGCCGCCTTCCCGACCTCGGGCGAGATCATCGTCGCCCCCGCTGGCAAGTTCGCCGTGATGGACCGCGGCGAGCTGAACATCGGGGTCACCGGGAACGGCCTGTACCGGGACAACACGTCCAACAGCCGCAACGAGTTCACGTTCTTCTTCGAGTCCTTCGAGGGGCTCGTCGACACGGACTCCTGCCCGGCTCACATCCTGCAGTACGACAACCTGTGCTTCAACGGCCGCCAGCTCGCCGACATCCTCGTCGGTTGCTCCGGCGAGTCCACCACGGCTTCCGGCGCACTCTGATTCCACCTGCTTCGGGGCCCACCGTCTCTCGGGACGGTGGGCCCTGGCGCGTGCGAGGATTGAGCCATGTCAGTACAGATCGACCCGCCGCCCCGCAGCTCCCGGCCGTACGGCACGGCGGTCACGAGCTACTACCAGCTCGACACCGGCCCGTTCGAGCCGAACCCGAACCGGTGGGCTTTCGACGGCGTCACCTTCGTGCCGTACGGCTGCGACACGCTCCCCCAGGAGCTGGGCGTCGATCCCTGCGACGATGCGGACAGCGACGAGGCCGGGGACGCCCCGAACCCCGAGGCGGTCGTCACGTTCCCCCCGTTCCGGTTCAAGGCGCGCGTCCGCTGCACCGACCTGTCGATGACGCCCGAGGAGCTGAGCAAGTACCTCGACGTCCAGTGGGAATCCGAGGTCTCGCCGATCATCGCCGAGCAGGTGATGGCCGGGGTCTGGAACTCCGCAGCGCCGACCCTGATCTCCGAGGCTGTCGACGTGTCCCAGGCGAACATGGCCCAGCCGATGGAGGCCGTCGGGGCCGTCGAGGACGGGCTCGCCGACGCCTGGCGCGGCTCGGTCGGCATGATTCACATGCCCCCGAGCGTCCTGTTCCAGGTGCGGTCCGTGCTGACCTTCCAGGACGGCCGCTACTACACGCCTTCGGGCCACGTCGTGGTCGCCGACGCCGGGTACCAGGCCGGTTCACCGGCCTCGGGTGTCGTGACGACCAACACGGCGTGGATCTACGGCTCCTCGCCGGTCCACTTCCTCTACCAGACGCCGAACTGGAGCGGGTTCGACTGGGAGAACATCGACTTCACCCGCAACGAGATCACCATGCGGGTCGACGGGATCGCGATCGCCGTGTTCGAACCCTGCTCCGTGGTGGCTAGTTTGGTCAACTACGCCGAGATCATGTGATCGTCCTCGCCGTCAGAACACCTTGACGGCGAGGACGATGGCGATGATGAGGGCGGCGATGGCGATGAGGGCCACGAGGCTGATGTTGTTCACGAGCCGAGCCTAATCGAGGCTCAGGGAGCGCCGATTCACAGCCCCGATGTGATATCTTCGCCGCCGTGGCACTCCGGATCGCCATCATCGCCAACTTCCAGGTCGCCTGGTCGACCGGGAACGACCTCTCCGACACTCTTCAGCGCATGGGGGTGGTCGTCGAGGGGATCCATGAGGCCGACGAGGACGCCTGGAGCTGTCTGATCGCCCGGATGAGAGGCTCGGAGGCCCCCGATGCCGTGATCTGGAACCGCACACCCGCCTACGCCCGCCAGATCGGGCGCGAGATGCAGTTCCTGATGCTCAAAACGGCCCGCGACGCCGAGATCCCGACCATCGCGTACCACCTGGACCGGTTCTGGGGCCTCAATCGGGAGAACGAGGTCAGCGAGGAGCCCTTCTTCCGCTGTGACTACTGTTTCACGGCCGATGGGCACGACCCCGAGCGCTGGAAGGACCTCGGGATCAACCATTTCTGGCTCCCACCGGCCATCGCCCCCCGCCACGCCTTCATCGGGCTCCCCGAGCCCCGATTTCGGGCCTCGGTGGCCTTCATCGGGACCCAATGGGGCTACCACGGCGAATGGGGGCACCGGGTCGAGCTGATCCGCTGGCTCAGGCGCTATTTCGGGCGCGAAGTGCTGTTCCTGCCGAACCGGAACATGGGGACGCGCCGCGGCCTGCAGCTCAACAACGTCGTCGCTGGCGTGAAGGTGATCGTCGGGGACTCCTGCCTCGTCGAAGTCGACGGCAAGCCCTACGAGAGGTACTGCTCGGACCGGGTCTTCGAGATCCCCGGGCGGGGAGGGTTCCTCGTGCACCCGTACGTCGAGGGGGTCATCCCCCGCAGCGGGCCGGGAGACGAGTGGGGCATGATCCCCGGCAAGCATCTCGAAGCGTTCGAGCTGGGCGACTTCAAGAGGATGCGCGACGTCGTCCAGCACTACCTCGACCACGATGACGAGCGGACCACGATCGCCAAACAGGGGTTCGAGCACGTCATCGAGAACCATTCGTACGCGAACAGGTTGCGCCAGGCGTTCGACATCGCCGGGCTCCCGCTGTAGAGGAGAACCATGCAGGAAATAGAGAGCACGGTCGTCGAGATCCATCTCGGCGGGCCGACCGCCTACACCGACTACCCGGACATCCCCGAGCGGTTCGCCCGCGACTTCAAGATCCACGTCTACGCCGACCGTCTGGAGAAGCCGGGGCTGCTGCACTCCAGCATCGATGCGGACCCGGCCGATGGCGAGTTGGTCTCCAACGCCATCCGCGACCTCGGCGTGTGGGAGGTGGTCGAGAGCATCACCATGATGTCCGCCTTCGCCGGGGCGCCCGAGGGGACCAGGTTCATCGACTTCGGGTGTCACGTCGGCTGGTTCAGTCTCCTCGCCCTCAGCTTCGGGATCGAGACGATCGCCATCGACGGGGACCCGCGGATGCTTGAACTGCTCTCGCGGTCCCGCATCGAGAACGGCTTCAAGATGGCGCCCGCCAAGGGCGGCCTGCACCTCCGCCACGCCGTGATCGACGAGAACTGGAAGGGGCTCCAGACCAAGGCCGACAACCTGATCGTCAAGATGGACATCGAAGGGGCCGAGCTGCACGCCTACGCCAAGATGGCCCAATACTTCGCCGAGCGGAAGGTGAGCCACTGCCTGATGGAGGTGAGCCCGTGCTTCGAGGACTACTACCCGAAGCTGGTCGGCGAGATCATCGACCACGGGTACGAGGCGTTCGTGATGCCCGAGAAGCGCTCGGTCCCGCGGACCTGGATGGAGACCAAGAGGTTCCTACGGGTCAACTGCCGACCGCTCCACACGCTGTGGCGCCCAGACGTGGAGCACTGGATCTCTCAGCAGCACCAGATCGACGTCATCTTCGTCCGGCCCGGGGCAGCGTGGGGATGAAGCGTGTCGGCCTGATCGCCCGCTGCACGTCGTCTGGCTTAGGGCATCTGTCCAAGAGCCTCTACGACAACTACCCGATCTTCAGCGTCCTGTGCATCACCGACGCTGACCCCCGGTACAAGGACCACATCGACTGGTTCCCCGATGCCACCTTCGTGCGGTGGGCCGACATGCCCAACTTCCCGTTCGCCCGGTTCCTGAGCGAGATCGACGTCCTGTTCTGCTACGAGATCTTCTACGACCGCAAGCTCCTCGACACGGCGCGACGGATGGGGGTCAGAACGGTGCTCATGGGGATGCCCGAGCTGACCCGGCGCAAAGGGCACCAAGGGTTCATCGGCGACCCCGACGAGTACGTCTGGCCGACCATGTGGCTCAAGCCCGAGGGCGAGCGGCGGCTGCCGGTCCCGGTGCAGACGATCGAGGATGTCTCGGTGCCGTCCGGCGAGGGACCCCTGCGGATCGTCCATGTCGCAGGGGCCCCCGCCATCGGCGATCGTAACGGGACCCGGATCTTCATGGAAGCACTCAAGCTCGTGAGATCCGAGGTGCACGTGCGGGTCTGCGTCAACGGCCCGTACGAGCCGATCCTGGCCGGGATCCCGCCCAACGTGGAGATCGAGGTCCGGCGCGACGTCTCGGAGCCGTTCTGGTTGTACGCCGACGCTCACGTGCTGATGATGCCCCGCCGCTACGGCGGGCTGTGTCTCCCGGCGCACGAGGCGATGGGGTACGGGCTCGTCGTCTACATGACCGACTACGTGATCGGGACCGGAGACTACGACGCTGCCCTGATGCTCGAATCCGAGCCCTGGGGAAGACAGAACACCCCGATCGGGTCGGTCCGGACCCACATCGTCGCTCCCGAGACGGTGGCCGACACGATCGACCTGTTCGCCCCGAGGCAGCACCTTCTGAAGCGAGCGAAGGATGGGGCGCTCGCCTGGGCTCAGGAACACTCCTGGGCGAACCTCAAGCCACGGTACGACGAAGTGCTCCAGGCGTGATCCACGCCATCTACAGCCAGCCCAACGTCTGGGACCGGTTCTGGGCGAAGGTTGAGGTCGGTCTGTGCTGGGAGTGGACCGCTGCGACCAACGGATGCGGCTATGGCTGGTTCCGCTTCGAGGGCCGCGGTCGCTTGGCCCATCGGCTCGCCTGGGAGATACTGGTCGGTCCGATCCCCGAGGGGTACGACATCGACCACCTCTGCCGCAACACGCTGTGTGTCAACCCGGATCACCTGGAGCCCGTTACCCGTTCGGAGAATCTGAAGCGCGGGCATCTGCCAGGTGGTAGCGCCAACAAGGCGAAGGCCCATTGCTTGCGTGGTCACCCATTCGATGCCGCCAACACGTACGTCCATCGGGGTAAGCGTCACTGCAAGGCATGTCAACGTCGCAGGAATCAGGAGATTCGTGCGAGGAAGGGAGGATCATGAAGCTGCACGCCCTGTCGTCGCAGCCCCAGTTTCTGGAGACACGTCCGGCCGATCTTCGAGGCGCTCCCCGATGACCTCCGTGGGGAGCGCCTCGAACCCCCCTGTAGGGTCCGGCGCTACCCGCCCGAGGACGTCTTCCTGGTCGGCGGGTACGGCAACATCGTCACCGCCGGGGCTCACCGCGTGATCTACGTGGAGCACGGGGCCGGTCAGACCTACAAGATGGTCAAGCCCCGCATCGCCGCCCACTACCCCGGGGGCCCGCACCCGGACAACGTGATCGGCTACATCTGCCCGAACGAGATCGTGGCCAAGTCCTGGGACCGTCCAGCGGTCGCCGTCGGATGCCCAGCCCTGGACGGGGCCGAGCCAGGGGTCGGCAGGCACGTCGTGATCACGTTCCACTGGGACGCCCCGGCCGTCTGTCCCGAGGCCCGCTCGGCTCGTCCGCACTACATCGAGGATCTCCACTGTCTGATCCCCTGGGTGAACGACGCTGGCCTTGAGCTGCTCGGGCACGCCCACCCGCGCGACACCGTCGCCAAAGGGATCTGGCGCAAACTGGGGGTCCCCTTCGAGCCCGACCCTGACGTGGCGCTGCACAAGGCCTCACTGGTGATCGCCGACAACACCAGCTTCGCCTACGAGGCGGCGAACCTGGAGATCCCCAACGTCGCTCTCAACGCCCCGTGGTACCGCCGCGACGTGGAGCACGGGCTGCGGTTCTGGGAGCATCCGCCGGGGCTGATGGTCGACGACATCTGGGGCATCCTCGCTCATGACGTCGACCACTTCCTGTGGGACTCCGAGAACCGCTGGGTCCGTGAGGCTGCGGCCGAGCGGGCCTACAGCCACCGTCCCGACACGGGAGGGACGGATCTGGCGGTCGAGTTCGTCATGGACCTCGTGCGGTAACGTTCGAGCGTGGTCTTGAACTTCGCCTGCACGCCAGCGTTGACCGAGGCCGAGGTCGACCTGTCCGAGTGCGAATGCGAGGTGACCAGCCTCACCGTCGACATCGCCGATCTCATCGGCGCAGCCTCCGACGCCCTGTACGTCCTGACCGGCGGGCTCGCCTCGGGCCTGTGCTCGTTCACGGTCCGCCCGTGCTGGGACGGGCCCTGGTGCGTCTGCGGGCGCGGGCGGGGCTGTCGGTCGTGCGCGATCCCGGGGATCCCTCTCAAGGGGATCCGCCCGGTGGTGACCCAGGTCAAGATCGACGGCGTCGTCGTCCCGGCGACCGACTATGTCTTGATCGACGGGTACAAGCTGGTCCGCGTCGATGGGACCGGTTGGCCCGCCTCCAAGAACGCACTCCTGCCCGACACCGAGGACGACACGTTCTCGGTCACCATCACGCACGGGCTCGACTGGGACTTCCTCGCCAAGATGGCGGCCAACGAGCTGGTCTGCGAGATGGTTCTCGTCCTCACCGGATCCGAGACGCGCCTGCCCAAGGGGGCCGTCTCCTACACGGCTGACGGGGTCCAGATCGTCGTCGGGCGCCTGCCCGGTCAGGAGGAGATCCAGGCGGTCGGGCTGACCTGGCTCGGCAAGTTCCTGGCCCTGTACGGCAACGCCGTCATGTCGCAGTTGCTCAGCCCCGAGCTGCGCGAGGGCTGGACTCTCCACCACGTCGAGTTCTACCCGGTCGTCCCGTGACGGGTCTGCAACGCACGACACCTCTCGTTCGCAAGACCCCGCTCAAGACCCGCAAGATCACCCCTGAGCAGAGGCGGGCGTGGAATGATCCTCCGCCTCCGAACAGGAAGCGGGCCAAGAAGACGCCGGGGGTGCGAGCCATCGTCCGGCGCCGCTCGCAAGGAGTCTGCGAGCGGTGCCGGGCGGCCGAGGCCACCCAGTTCCATCACCGCAAGATGCGGTCCCAGGGCGGCCCGGACACCGAGATCAACCTGGCCCACCTCTGTTGGTCGTGCCACCACTGGGCCCATCACGCTGGCGAAGAGGCGTACGAGAGCGGCTGGCTGGTCAGGAGCTACGAGGAGCCGTAGCACCGAGACAATCAGCGGCCCGGTTCGCAAAGATGGCCCCCAGTAGGTCATAGCGAAAGGACCACTCACATGGCTCTTCCAGGCGACGTTTGCATCGGTCAACGGAACGTCTGTCTCTTCCGGGCGGCCCTGCTCGACACGGACTGCTCCCCTCTCGGTGGCGCCGACTCGGGCATCGTGACCGTCGGTCTCGTCACCATGACCGCATCGCCGGAGGTCGAGGAAGGGACCGTCGCCGAACCCAAGAACGGGTGCGGCACCATCCTCTATACGGTCTCGGACCCCGACGTCATCAAGCGGTACAACCTGACCGGCGAGTTCGCTCTCCACGACCTAGAGATGGAGTACATCCTCTTCGGTGGGACCGTCGTCGAAGGCAAGACCGCTGGGCCCAACGACGGAGAGACGATCGGCTGGGCCTCCCCCGGTCCCGACAGCACGCCCAACGACGGCGTGTACCTGGAGGTCATCGTCCAGAACGTCGGGCAGGGGTTCGGCGACTGCGGCGGCGGCGCTGGCGGGTTCCTGCCCTACACCGGGTTCGTCTTCGGCAAGACCAAGCTGACCCCTGGGGACCGGACCTTCGAGAACGACGTGGCCAACGTCGCCTTCACCGGCAAGGCCTTCCAGAACCCGTCCCTGTACAACGGTCCGTGGAACGACTGGCCGGGCCAGGGATACATCCCGACCTCGCCGAAGGTCGAGATCCAGTACACCCAGGCCCAGTACGACGCCATGCTCGCCGTCGCCGGATGTGGCTGGCAAACTTTGCCAGCGGGCTCGTGACCTGATCGACACACCCTGAGAACCGCCCCCGGGACCCACCTCCCGGGGGCGGTTGCGCGTCATGGCGTAGGCTGCGGGCGTGCTGCCGGTCTTCTGTGTAGGTGTCGACACGCCCGAGCCGTGCTGCGACAGCCTGTACACAGCGGCCGACGCCCTCCTCACCGTCGCCTACGCCGCTCTCGTGGAATGCGCCGGGGAAGAGCTGTGCTCGACCGTGCAGAGCTTCGTGGCGGCAGCAGACCCGCACCTGGCGATGCAGGACTACGTCGCCGTGTGGTACACCGAGGCGACCCTCTCCCCCCGTTCGAACCGCACCGACCAGCTCAAGACGCTGCTGGTGCAGCAGCCGGAGGTCACGTTCACCGTCAAGGTCTCCGAGAGCGGGTACCCGACCGGCGAGCAGGTCGGGACCGAGATCGGCGAGCCGAGCGCCGACGAGCTGGACTGGGCGGGCAAGCACGCCCTCGGACACGCCGAATCCGTCTACCGGGCCGTGCTCGACTCCGTGCGGGGTTCCCACGTCTGCGGCACCCTCAAGGCGATCGGGCCCCTGCGCCCGATCGGGCCCTCGGGGGGCGTGATCGGGTTCGCCTTCGCCATCACCACAGAGATCGCCTGGACCTGATGCCCGTCCTGACGGCGACAGCGCGCCTGGACATGCGCGACATGGCCCGGATGATCGAACGGCGCACGGCACCCCGGATCGCTCTGCGGGCTCAGCTCCTCGGGGTCCAGATGGAGAAGATCATCGCCCAGATGATCGACGGAGAGCTGGGACCAAGCTCGGGGCGGGCCGGGAAGCGGGGGATGGTCCCGATGCGCTCGATCAACTGGACCCACAAGGTCGACAACCCCGGGCACCTCCCGATCAGCGTGACCATGTTCTCCACCGACCTCGACGGTCCGACCGGGGCCAAGTTCGGTGCCCTCAACTACGGCTGGCAGCACACCCACACCGGGCGTCCGCTGCGTCCGGGCGAGACCCGTACCGGCGGGTACGGCGGCAGGCAGTGGCTCAAGCGCACCGCCGTCGTGGCCCGCGGCCGCGCCGGGGCGCGATTTATCTAGCGCTCTGTGATATCTTGACGCCATGCCGCCAGCGAAGAAAGCCGAAGTCACCCTCTATGAGGAAGACGAGGGCCAAGAGTTCGTCGAGGTCAAACTGACCAAGCTGGGGAACGAGAAGTTCCTCGTGCACAAGTCGACGAATATGTTCAACCTCCTCGGGGTCTTCGACGAGGAGTCCCCGGCGAACCTGCCGAGGTACCTCATCAACGTGACGGCCGCGCGCGACCGGGTCCGGCTGAAGACGGCGCTCGCCCAACAGGGCGAGCTGACCATCGACGACCTGTTCCTGATCTTCGGTGAGATCACGGAGGCGCAAGCAGACGGGCGCCCTACGGTGTCGTTGTCCGCATCGCCCAATGGCTCTCCCAAGAGAGCGGCCTCTACGCGTTCCGCGGGTACCTGATCGCCCGGGGCATCGACCCCGATCGCATCTCGGTTGCCGACTGGGTCGACGTCGCCTGGGCGCACATGCTCGACCAGATGCCGATGATGGCCGAGCCCGGCCGCTGGCGCACGATGCTGTACGAAGTCTTCTGGCTCGGCAAGGAACCGACCCTCACGGCCGAGGAGCGCAAGGCGGCAGCGCAGCGCAAGACCGAGGAGACCCGCAAGATGATCGGGACCCCGCTGAAGCGCTCCGAACTGGACGCCATGCAGGCGATGATCCAGAGAGCCCAGGAGTTGAGGGGGGAGAAGAACTAGCCTTCGCCGCGTGAGCGATACCGGTGGCTCGATCTTCATCGAGTTCGAGGGCAACCCGGAACAGCTCGCGAGTGAACTGGCCAAGGTCCTGGAGAGCGCTCTCGGCAAGGCGATCGGTGAGATCCAGAGGGACTTCGCCAAGATCTTCTCGTCCGGCAAGGCCGCTTCCGGCCTCAAGAACGTCACCAAGGTCACCACCACTCTCCGCAAGGGCTGGGACGCGGTGGACACTGCGACCAAGCAGGCGGCCAGCTCGGCGAAGTTGTACTCCAAGGTGATGGCCGGGATCCGGACCCCTGACGAGCAGTTCAAGGACGTCCTCCGGTTCACCGATCGGGCCGAGAAGGGCCTCAACGAGATGAAGGCGGCCGAGGACCGCATCGCCAAGGACCCGTCGCTCGGGGTCCACTTCCGGGCCCTCGTGTCCGGGGCCGAACGGCTGGCGCGAGAGGCTGGGCTCAACTACCGGAACCTGTCCGACGCCCAGCAACTGGCGTTCCGCAAGATGGCGGAGTCCGAGAGGGTCGCCGACCAGGGGATGACAACGCGGTTCAAGGCCGAGGCGAACGAGCGGATCGTCGCCGCCCAGTTGGAAGGGTCCCGGATCGTCGCCGAGACCCGCTCTTCGGGGGCTCGGCGGGTCGCCATCATCCAGGCCGTCACCGGGCAGATCCGGGCCCTGGAGCGCGGCCTCGCCTCGGTGTTCCGCACCTCGGCGCAAGCCTTTGGTGCTCTCGTGCGCGGGGCAGGTTCGGCCGTGAGCCGCCTCGCCGGGATCTTCCGCCGCGGTGACGCCAGTCTCGACAACACGATCGGACCGGCGATGAACCGCCGGTCCGGGATCCTGCGCGCCGGGCTCACCCGCCAGGAGGCGATCGTCGCCGGATCGGTCGCCCGCCAGTCGTTGCAGATTCAACGACTGGAGCGTCGGATGTCGACCGGCGTGCTGGGGGCCGCCACCGGCCGCTCGCAACTAGGGACGCTGCTCGGTGGCGGGCTCGCCATCGGTGGCGGGTTCGCCCTGATCTCGGGGCTGCGCAGCCTCGCCACGGCCGGGGCCGACTTCGCCCAGACCCTCGCCGTCCTCGACGCCTCGCTGCAGCTCACCGACAAGCAGATGGCGGCCGTCCGTCAGACGGCGCTCGACCTCGGTAACGACATCACCCTGCCCGGCGTCTCGGCCAAGGACGCCGCCGAGGGGATCCAGATCCTCGTCAAGCAGTTCGGGGCCCTGGGTGACATGGCGGTCCCGGCGGCGTTGGCTGCTGCCAAGGGGACCCTGCAGCTCTCGCGCGCAGCGAACACGACCGCCGACGAGGCGGCGCGCGTCGTCGGCGCTGCGATCAACGTGTTCGGGATCCAGGCGAGCAAGGCCGTACAGGTGGCCGACCTGGTCGCCGGGGCGCTGACCAAGGCGGCCGGTACCAGCTTCAGCGACTTCGCTCTCGCCTTCCGGCAGGCCTCGACGACCTTCGTCACCTTCCAGAAGCCGGTCCTGGGGGCCCGGGGGGCTCTGGTCGAGTTCAACACGGCCCTCGCCGTCCTGGCCAAGGGCGGCCTCGTCGGCACGGCCGCAGGTACAGCGCTCAAGCAGTTCTTCCTCCAGGCCAACAAGGGGACCAAGGACACGGTCACGGCCCTCAACCTGCTCACCAAGCGGGCCGGGGAGACCGGGTCGGTCTTCTTCGATGCCGCTGGGAAGTCCCGGTCACTGACCGACGCCCTGGCGATCTTGCGCAAGGGCCTCAAGGGCATGACCGACGAGGAGAAGGCGTCCACCCTCCAGACGATCTTCGGGTCCCGGGCGTTCCAGGCGGCGAAGATCCTCGTCGACGAGTCCACCCAGTCCTACCGGAACATCCGCAGGGCGATCCAGCGCCAGGGCCTGGCCGCCGAGATCGCTGCGGCGCAGAACCACGGGCTGCGTGGAGCGATGGACGCCCTCGGCTCGGTGATCGAGACCCAGGGGATCCTGGTCTACGAGAAGCTGGAGGTCGTGCTCGGGAACGTCGTCGTCAACTTCGCCGACTTCCTGAACAAGCTCCTGTCCGCCGAAGGGGCGTTCGCCGTCGCCCGCCGGGCCCTCCTCGGCATGGCGGCAGGTCTCGCCGCCCTCCTCGCCTTCAAGGCGGCGGGAGAGGTACTCAAGCTGTTCGCCGTCGCTGCGCGCGGGTTGCTCACTCCCTTCGGGCTCCTCGCCCTGGCCTTCGCCGGGATCGGCGCAGCGATCTCGGTGATGATGGACCGGTCCGTGCCGTTCCGGCGGGCGATCGAGACGGTGGTGGGGGTCCTGGGTGATCTGGCCCGCTCCGGGCTCGACTTCGCCCGCGAGAAGCTGGCCCAGTTCGGCGACTTCATCGTCGAGAAGGTCCTCCCGCCGGTCTCCCGGTTCATCCAGTTCATCGCCGAGAACGCGATCAGCGGCCTGCGGTCCTTCGCCCAGTTCGTCGCCCGCACCGTGATCCCGCCGCTCGCCAACTTCGTCAACTTCATCGCCGCCGAGGTCGTCCCGGCGGTCCGCGACCTCCTGGGCCGGGCCTTCGAGGCCGCCGGGGACGCCATCCGCGGGTTCTGGAGGGTCGCTGCGCCGATTCTCCGGCCAGCCGTCGATGCGCTGCAGACGTTCACCGAGGCCGTCGCTGGCCTGTTCAAGCTAAAGCCGTCGGCAGGGATCCTGGCGCTCGGCGGCGTCCTCGCCGGGATCGTCGGAGGGTTCGCCCTCGGCGGACCGGCGGGAGCTGCGATCGGCGGGCTCGGGGCCGGTGTTGCCGCCCTGTTCGCCACCGGGCTCGCCGACAATCTGGGCAGCGCCCTCGCCGGGGTCGGAGGTGTCATCGTCGACGCCCTCAAGGGCCCGTTCGAGAGGGTCACCTCGTTCATCTCCGGCCTCTTCACGGGGGACCGTCTGGAAGGGTTCGCCCGCGGGTTCCTCGACATCGTCGAACGGGTCGGGTTCATCATCGCCAACATCGCCACCGACCCCCGGGTCCTCGCAGCGATCGCCGCGATCGCCGCTGCGGGGGCCCTCATGGCGGCTCGCTTCGCCGAGGGGTTCGCCCGGGGCCTCATCGACAACCTGGCCAAGGTCTTCGACACGATCGTCAACGCCGTCGGGTTCGGGGGGGACTTCACCGGTCTCGGGCGCAAGCTCGGGACGGCGCTGGCTGTGGGACTGGGGGCAGCGTTCATCGGAGGCCAACTGCTCGGGCGCCTGCGCACCGCAGCGACCGCTCTCGGGCTGTCGACAGGCCAGGCGCTCGGTCAGGCGGTCCAGAAGGGGACGTCCACGGCTCTCACCGTGGGCGCCGCCGGGATGGGTGGTGGACCCAAGGGGTTGCTCCAGGGGATCCTCGGCGGACCAGCAGCGATCGCTGGGGCGACCAAGGACGCAGGACGGATCTCGGGCGCCCTGACCAAGGAGTTCCAGCGGAACCTGTTCCTCGTCCAGGCGACCGGCCGGTCCACCTTCTCGGCGATCGGCGTGGCGGCGGAGAAGGGGATGGCGGCGGGGGTGCAGGCCTCGCGGACTCTCAAGAACCAGGCCGTAGCCGACTTCGGTGCGGCGCGCGTCGCCGGGCTCGGGGTCAACACGGCCGTGAAGGACATCGGGCAGTCCATCAAGACACTCAACTTCCGGGGGGTCACCACCGGCTTCGCTAATCTGCGTGGCTCTCTCGTCGGGCAGGGGCAGAACATCGGGATGGCGGCCGGGACCACCATCGCCGCCTCGGTCGGCGCTGCCTTCGGTGCCCAGATGCTCGTCGAGGCCAAGACGGGTGGGGGTGTCGCCCTCGGGCTCGCCTCCATCTTCGGCTCCGTCGCCACGGCGGGAGCCGTGGGGGGCGCTCCTGCTGCCGGGATCGTGGCGGCGGTCGGAGGGATCGCTCTCGCCATCCAGGCGCTGACAGCGGACACCAATGTTGCCAAGGACGCCGTGGACGGGCTGGCCCGCGCCATCTCCGATGCCGGGGAACAGGGTGAGTTCGATGTCCTGATCGGGCGGGTCCGAGACTTCGTCGGCGAGTTCAAGGAGGGCGCCATCATCGACGAACTTGCCAAGGTCGGGTTCTCGATCGACGACATGGTGTCAGCCATCATGGAAGGCGAGACGGCCACCTCGGACTTCTTCACGCGTCTGCGAGCCGACTTCGACCGTGCCGGGTTCGGCGGCGACACGACGAAGCTCATCGTCGGGAACCTGGAGATCCTGGCGCAGCAGCTCCAGGACGAGCGGTTGAAGGGAGCGAACCTCACCGTGCTGGGCGGGAACGTCAACGACGTCGGGAAGGAGGTCGTGACCACTACGGGCCTGTGGGCCAAGATGTGGGAGCCGCCCGCCGATCACCTCACCCCGAAGATCGCCGACGTGAAGGTCCAGTTGATCGACGGGCAGGAGCTGGCCGACAAGGCGAAGGAGGCCATCGACCGGCTGTTCGGCCGGGCCCTGCCGTCGACACTCCGGCAGGGGATGGACGACCTGTTGATCAGCCTCAAGGACTTCCCCGAGCAGCTCAAGGGGATCAGGGTCGGGACCGTGATCGGCCAGGCCGAGGTGCGCGACGCTGCGGACGCCAAGGCCACCGAGTTCCTGGACATCATGAGCGAGGCGATCCGCAACGGCGAGATCACGTCAGTGCCCCAGGTGAGGACGAACCGCAAGCTCTTCCTGGAGGAGCTGAAGGCGTCCCTGGAGAAGGGCGGGATGACCGAGGCCGAGGCGCGGGTCCTGTGGCGGGTCACGTCGACCATCAACGCTGCGACGACGAAGCGGAGCTTCCGCAACTCATTGCAGGACGTGAGGATCGGCAAGTTGATCAAGCAGGTCCCGGTCGAGCTGCGCCCGGCCTTCGAGGGGCTCACCCCCAGGGAGCTGCAGAGGGCGATCACGGCGCAGATCGCCGCCACGTCACCGACCGGCGGGGGCGGAGTCGGGATCCACGGGGTGATGGCCCGCGGGATCCCCAAGCAGTCGGTGGACGTCCCGATCAGCATCAACCCCCAGATCACCGTCGAGGAGTCGGCCGGAGGGGACCTGGCCAAGACCGGGCAGAGGCTGGCCCTGGCCCTCGCCGTCGGGGTCGCCACGGGCGCCCCGGCGGTCGCTGCTGCGCTCAACGCCGCTCTGTCGGCCGCCTTCAAGTCGGGGGCTCAGACGGCGGCAGGACTCCAAGCTGTCGGAGCCTCGCTCTCGGCGGCGCTGGCGCGCGGGATCGCCTCCCAGACCGGCATGGTCGTCGCCGTGGCCGCCGTCACAGCGGCTGGGGCCGCCCAGGGTGCGGCCTCCCAGAGTGGGGCGATGGTCGGGTCCGGCGTCCAGATCGGCAACTCGTTCGCCGTTGGCGTTCTGGCCACCGCCGGGTCCGCTTACGGCGCCGGGTACACGCTCGGGGTCTCCGCTGCCGTGGGGGCGAGTGGGTTCAGCCTCTACAGCGCCGGGCTCAACCTCGCCTACTCGCTGGCGTCGGGGATCTCGTCCGGGGCGAGCGCCGTGATCAACGCAGCGATCAACATCGCTTCCGCCGCCGTCAACGCCGCCCGCGCCACCCTCGGGATCCGCTCCCCCTCGACGATCTTCCGGGGGATCGGACACGAGATCGGCCGCGGCCTCGCCGAAGGGATCAAGGACTCGGAGCAGACCATCTCGTCCGCCGTCGATGAGGCCGTACAGACGGCGATCGAGGCGGCCCGTCGCGCCGTCCCGGGCCAGGGGGTCGCTCGGGCCCAGGTTGCGGGTCGCCTCTTCGAGGAGCTGCAGCCCCGGGCCCTGCCCGGCGGCGTGACCGCCGACGAGGTGTCCCGCTCGGTGGACAACGTCTTCGATGCGATCGGCGTCCTGGTCAACATCCAGCGGGACGTGAGGGAGCAGAACGAGGACATCAAGGAGGCGAACAAGGGGGTCCGCGAGCAGGTCAAGCAGATGAGGATCCAGCTCGGCGCGGACCTGCGGGCGATCAAGGAGAGCTTCGGCACCCGGGTCATGGACGCCTTCTCCCGGCGCCAGGAGGGGGCCGACATCCGGCGCCAGCGGATCGAGTTTCAGGGCCTGCGGGCCACGCTGCGGTCGGCTCTGAAGGAGTCCGGCACGGTGAGGGGCACCGGCCCGAACGCCAAGGACAGGTTCCGGCCGACCCTGACTCGGGGGACGGTGCGGGGGCAGGCCAACATCGCCACGATCCTGGACTTCGGGCAGCAGATCCGCGACTTCGCCGCCCAGCTCCTGGAGTCCGGAGCGAGCGCCCGCAGGGTGACCCGGGAGGTGGGCCGCCTGCGTGACCAGATGGTCCGCACGGCCGTCTCGATGGGGTTCAACCGGGGCCAGGTGAACCGGCTGGTTCAGTCCCTCGGGTTGAGCAACCGTCAGCTCCGGGACTTCGTGAACAACGTGGGCCGGATCGGCGACTCTGTTCGCCAGCAGCTCAGGCGAGCCCGAGAGAACGCCCGCGTCGAGGTCGCCGACACGCTCGACGACCTTCAGAGACGGGCCCGCATCTCCACGAGCCTCGGGCGCGGTACCGAAGCCGGGCGGGAGAACCGCGGACTCATCTCTGACGCCCTCCAGTCGATCCGCGAGTTCGGGCAGGCGGCCCTGGAGGCCGGGACGCCGGTCGCCACCGTCGTGGAACGGATGCGCGAGATGCGGAACCAGCTCGTCCAACAGGCCGTCTCGATGGGGTTCAACCGGCAGCAGATCCAACAGCTCGTGGAGCTGATGGGCCTGTCCAACTCGCAGCTCACTGAGTTCATCAAGCACCTGGCCGAACTCAACGAGGAGATCACGAACCCACCCGTCGCCCCGCCGCAGCCAGGGCTCACCATCGGCCCCGGCGGGGAGTTGCCGGTCGGATTCCGCGAGCTTCACGTCCATGTTCCATTCGGCGACCCCGAGGCCGTGGCCGCAGCGGTGAACAACCGCTTGGCCTTCGAGCTGAGCACGGCCAGCTAGGGTGTGATCTGATATGTCTGGGCCCTGGCACTCAGCGTCGAGCCCGTCGGGTCTTCTCCTTGCGGAGCCGTCGGCATTCGCGGCACACGCGTGTTGTCCCGGTAGCGCTGCGCTCGATGATGAGGTTGTTGCCAGCGAAGGGATGACCGCGGATGCAGTGGGTCTTGCGGGCGTTGACCCCGGCGGGCGAGTTGCTGTGGGCGGCGAGCCCGTTCTCCCCCTGGGTCACGCATCGCAGGTGGTCGAGCCGGATGCAGGCGCTTTGATTGCAGAGGTGATCGATGACCATGTCGTCCGGGATCGGGCCGTGAGCTTCTTGCCACACCCATCGGTGCGGTCGCCAGAACTCATTGCCCAGTCGGAGCCACCCGTACCCGTTCACGAGGAGGCCCGTGTACAGGACGCAGCCGTTCGGTCCAGGGGCCTGGCGCCAGGCGATCACGTCGGCGATGGTGTCGGCGTGATGCTCTGGACGGACGCACAGGCGGTTGCCGCACAACGAGACCATTCTGCGAATGAGCGGCTTGCGCTCGTTCGCTATCTCGAAAGCCACACGGGCAGGGGATGTGCCCCGCCAGAGCGGAGAACCTTGATGGACGAACCCGGTCCACTCGTCGCAGTCTCCTGCGCTCCGGACCTGGTCGCTGAACTCGTGGTAAGGTGAAGTCATGCCGGGACCTTATCACGGGTGGCTCTACCAGCAAGGGCCCGACGGAACCGCCTACGAGATCATCAACCACGCCCGCACGCTCGCCTACCTGCGCAACGTCGGGCTCCCGGGCGGGATCCTCGTCTGCGACATCAACGACGAGGAGTGCGCCACGTACGCGTACCAGCCGCCCTGCGGCCAGGATGCGCCGGACTGGGAGCCGTTGGCCTTCGTCGACCCCGAGACCGACGACGCCCCGTGGTACAGCGTCGACTTCCCCGAGTCGGCGGACGCCCTCGGGTTCATCATCCAGGACTGGACCGGCCTCGGCAACGGGCACGTGTCGCGCTCGGTCTCACCCAAAGGCGGGCTCGGGGGCGGCGGCCAGCTCGGTGTGATATCTAACTCGGAACGGACGATGTCCTTCGACGTCCTGTTGCACGGGCGGAGCGAAGAGGCGGTCCAGTACCTCTTCGACTGGCTGGCTTCAACCCTCTCGGGGGCCTGCGCCACCTGCGCGACCGACAGCTACCTGATCCGCCGGAGCTGCGGATCGGTCAACGACCTGTGGGCCGGGGTGGCGAAGCTGAACCAGGTCGGCCTCATCGCCGGGCCCGACTGGGAAGTCGAGATCATCAACTTCAAGAAGTGCTATCTGCGTAGGGCCACGTTCGTCCTCGCCGCCGGGGACCCCTGCATGTACCTCCAGGGGACCGACGTGACCCAGGATGACTCGGCGACCGTGGCGACCTGCCTCGCCTCGCTCGATCTCGGCCTGGAGCGCAACCCGTGCCGACCGACCTGCCTGGAGATCACGGCAGGCACGGACTGCCGTGACTCGTACTTCTACGACGTCCCGGCCGGGGCGGTGAACGTGGCCCCGGTCCTCACGTTCACCAACACCGAGACCGAGTACACGATCCCGTGCCGGGCGATCTGCTACTACGACCCGCTCGGGGTGGAAGCGTCCCCCGGCGTCTCGGACCCCTGCGGGCTCCAGATCCTCGGTGAGCTGTACGTCCGGTCGTTGCGCTCCGGCTCGACGCTCGTGTGGGATGTCGCAGCGCGCGACGTCTTGTACCACGACTACACGACCGGCGGGTTCGCCCCCGGCTGGGCCTACGTGGACCCGAACGACCCGCCCGAGCGGAGGTGGTTCGCCCTCCCTTGCGGGCAGATCATCATCGTGATCGAACCGGCGACGCTCTGCCTGGACAGCCTCGGAGGTGGCCTGTACACCGACGGGGTCCTGTTCTTCGACGCCCCGCACTTCCCGGCCTCAACGCTGGAGATCGTGCCCCGCGTGGGCTGTGCCTGATGGCAGCGAAGATCCGCTATCTGGCCAACCCCCAGTCCACGACCGGTGACTCGATAGCGATCGAGATTCCGGCCTGCGAGCCGGGGGACCACCTCTACGTCGGCGTGGTCACCTACGCCCCGTTCGCCGAGACCCTGGCGGCATGCGTGGACTTCCCGACGCCCGACGGATGGGACGAGCCGCTCACCATTCCGATCTCCGAGTCGGCCACTGTGGTCGGCCGGTTCTCCGTGTTCTGCCGGGTCGTTCCGCCCGAGGGGCTCTCCGGTGACTTCACCGTGACGGTCCCGACGAGCGCCACCCAGAAGTTCACCTTCTCCGTGGGGGCGAGCATCATGGATGTTGGCGGGACCCCCGGCATTGACATCTTCTTCAGTGGGCCGCACAACACCGACGATGCTCCGACCTCGGCGATCCCGGTGCACCAGGACGACACGGTGGTCGTGCAGCTCGGGGCCTCCGTCGGGCAGTTCCCCTCCTTCGCCCTTCCGCCCCCCTACATCGTCGGGGCGCCTCAGCGAACGAACCTGCTCTACGGCGGTGAGGTGCGGCTCGCCATCACGGCTCCGCTCGATGCCGACGTGGCAGCGTTGGGGACTTCCATCGAGGCGCCCCAGCTCCTCACTGGCGGGACCGGGTGGTACGTCCTGGGCGGCATCGCCCTCATCCCGACCACCGGGACCGTGGGGTTGCCGTCCACGGCGGAGTTCCGGCGGTTGCAGCTCGGTTGCGCCGATGACTACAGGGTCTTCATCACCAGCTCCGACTACCAGACGGTGATCGACGGGGTCGGCTGGAGCGACATCGAATGGAACCTCGCCCTCGACGAGTCGGCCACTGCTGAGGTGACCGTGCCGTCCAGGTTCGGCGGGGTCAAGTGCTGCGCTCATCTCGGGGGCCTGCGCCCGTGGAGGTACGGGCTGCGCATCGAGCGCAACGATGTCGAGGTCTGGTCCGGTCCGGTCACGTCGATCAACCGGGTCTCCAACGGGGTCAGGGTCGGAGCCTCTGATGTCATGGCCCGATTCCAGAAGCGGCTGACCACGCGCGACACGGACCTGCACTTCAGCAACGCCGACGCCGGGGTCGCCTTCGCTGCGGTCGTTCTCGCAGCCCAGATCGCCGGAGAGCAGTGGTCGCTCGAACCACCCGAGGTCACCGTCGGTAAGCCGTTGACGCGCACGGTCCAGGTCGCCGACTTCGAGATGGCCTTCGACGTGATCCAGGACCTTGCCGACTCCAGCATCGACTTCTGGGTCCGCAAGAACGTCCTGTACGTCTTCTCGCCCGGCGTCGGTTGGATGTACTGGGACGGGATCCACACGGTTCTGCTCGAAGGGCCGTACAACGCCGGGAAGGAGCTGGTCTACGGGACTTTCACGGAGAGGAACTTCGTCGAGTTCCCGATGTGGTCGCTGAACGGCTGGGCGCAGGGGAACGAGATCTGGATCCCCGGCGCCGACACCGGGGAGGACGGGTCCCGACGCCTGTGGACCGCTTCGGACCCCGGCTCGATCCCGTACGACGGGGTGCTCGACTTCGTCGAGACCGGAACGCTCTACCGGCCCGAGGACGAGGACTCCATCACCGACGACATGATGCAGCACTTCGCCGACACGGCGCTCGCCCAGAGGGCTCAGGCCCCCGCCATCGTCGAAGGGGTGGCCTTGGCGGACAACGCCCCCGTCGATGTCGAGAACCTCCGGCCCGGTTCGCTGTGGCAGCTCGACATCTTCGACGACTGCTACGGGCAGCTCCTCCAGACGACCCGCTTGAAGCGGGTCAAGGTGTCGGCGTCCAAGTCCCAGGAGGGCCAAGTGACTGAGCGCGTCGAGCCGACCCTGTTCCCGGTCGGGTTCACCAATGAGGAGGCCTGACATCCCGTACCGTTACCTACCCGAGCGCAACCTGGCCCGTCAGCAGAGGGACCTCAGCGTCGAGCGGCGCCTGCGGTTCCTGTCCCGCCGGGTCCGTTACCCGAGCGCCACTCGCACGGCCGAGCTGGACCTGGCGAACACGACGACCGGGGTCTCGGCCGTCTACCTTTCGATCGTCGTCGATCCGGGGATGTGGTTCGTCGCCGCTGCCGGGAACGTGAACTTCGAGAGCGGGACCAACGGGGAGGAGTCGGGGACCCTGACGGTGACGGCGTACTCGGCGCTCACCGGGGCCTCCCTGGGGGTGGTCATGCAGCCCCAGTCCAGGCGCGACGGCGGGATCACCGATGTCAGGATGGCCCTGGCGTCGTTCGACGTTCTCCATGCCGACGAGCGGGTCCGCCTCGACCTGACGGTTTCGTCGGGCACCGTTGGCGCCGCCAAGGCCGTGCAGCTCGCCAACCTACGGATCTACGCGATCCCGCTGTGAGAGGATGACCGGCGTGGGACTCTGTGGATCCGCCTCTTGTGGGTGCGCCTTCACGGGCGATGGGACCACGATCGACATCACCGGGTCCGGCGAGCCGGGTGATCCCTTTGTGATATCCGGTTCCCCGGTAGCGAACCCGGTCGCCCGCGTGTACCTGGCCGACGCTAGCTGGGTGAAGCCGTCCGGGGTCAAGTACGTGCTCGTCGAGTGCATCGGCGGAGGCGGTGGCAGCGGCGGGGGAGCCGCCACTGGTGCCAGCCAGGCCTCTGCTGGGGGCGGGGGCGGGGGCGGGGGGTACACGCGCAAGCTTGTCCTCGCTGCGGCCCTGGGGGCATCCGAGACCGTCACTGTGGGTGCTGGAGGCTCTGCTGGGGCCGCCGGGAACAACGCCGGGGGTGCTGGATCGGGCAGCTCGTTCGGGGCCCACTGCGTAGCGAACGCCGGAACCGCCGGGGCCGGGAGCGGCGTCATCGCCTACGGGGGCGGGTTCTGTGCCAACGGTGGTGCGGGTGGGGCCTCGCACGCTTCGGGTGATCTGAGCATTCCCGGGAGCAACGGAGTCCCCGTTGCCTCCTTCAACCGGATGATTCGCAGCCCTGGCGGAGCGTCCGCCCTCACCCCCGGGATCACTGGGGCCGTGACGACAACGACCCTCACCGGGGTCGCCGGGTTCGTTCCCGGCGGGGGAGCGGCCGGTGGGGTCAACACGGCGTCCCAATCGGCCGTGGCTGGGGCCGTAGGAGGAGCTGGCGCCGTGATCGTCTACGAGTTCTACGGGTAGGTCTGAACGTGGGTCTCTGCGGATCACAGAACTGCGGCTGCGCCATACAGTCCGACTCGCTCACGATCACCGGCTCGGGAACCGGCCCGAGTCCGTGGCAGATCGAGCTGGCCGGGGTGGTGCAGACGAGCGTCGTCAACGTGTACACGACCAACGACACGTGGACCAAGCCAGCAGGGCTCGCCTTCATCGTCGTCGAGCTGGTGGGTGGAGGTGGCGGAGCGAGCGGGGCGGACGCCACGGGAGCGGGCCAGATCGCCATCGGAGGCGCAGGCGGGGGAGGCGGCTATTCCCGCAAGACGATCCTGGCCGCCTCCCTCGGGGCGAGCGTGGCGGTGACGGTCGGGGCGGGGGGCACCTCCAGCGGGACCGGGACCGGCACAGGAGGCACCGGGGGCTCCTCCAGCTTCGGGGCCCACTGTTCGGCAACCGGCGGAGCGGGGGGCGCCGGGGGGGCGTCGCTGACCGCCCCCACCGTCTGCTCAGGTAGTGCTGCGGGCGGGTCCGGCACCGGGGGTGACGTCAACATCGACGGCAGCCGAGGGGTGGCCGCACATGGGACGGCACCCCGGATCGCCAGAGGCGCCGGGGGGGCGTCGATGTTGGGCCCCACCATAGCGGCCTCCGCCGTCACCGCGTCCGGGGCCGGTGTCGCCGGGAGGCCGTACGGTGGCGGGGCGCTGGGCGGGGCGAACGTCCAGAGCGATGGGACGGCGCGCGCCGGAGCGGCCGGGAGCGCCGGGGTCGTGATCGTCACCGAATATCTGACCTGATCCCCCGCCGTCGCAGCCCGGTCTGATATCTTGCGGCCATGGCTGGCGAGACCACCGTCGACTGTTCCCACGAATCGTACGACGTCTCGGACCACGGACCGGTGCCCCCCGTCGACCCCGATACCGAGCGCAGGCTGCGTGAAGAAACGGCGAAAGAGGCCAAGGACAAGGGGTTCTGACCCTTGGGTGAGTTCTGGATGTCTCGGACGACCAGGGACATCCTGCACTACTTCGACAGGCGAAAGATCGTCTACGTCGAGGTCGACACGGTCG